ATAAGATGCTGTTAGTGCGTAAGAAGAAGAAACAGCCGTCAAAGCGTAAGAAGAAGTTCCAATCAAAGATCCACTAAAAGACCCAGAAAAAGATCCTGTGCCCGATAGAGCTATTAATGCAAAAGAGGCGCTAGTGGCGTAAGAGGCCGAAGTTGCAGTTTGAGCGTTTCCGGTAATAGACACTCCCAAGCTATTAGAGGCTATCCATTTAGAGGTAGCGTTGTTCCACATTAAAGCGTATTGGTCTATGCCTGAACCTTCGGTAATGTTAACGTCCGATAGTCCGGCCAAGGTTGCCGCTGTAACGTTTCCACTTCCTCCACTAATACCACCGATACTTCTGAATAGACCTCCAGGGACTATGGCGTAGGTAGCAGAGTTGGTAAAGTTTGCGTTGTTCTTTACTATCAAAGATCCCAAGTAAATGGCGTTTGCGGCCGTATTTGGAGCCTCGATAAAGTTTTCTACGTTGATTGCGGCCGTTGCAGTCGCTTGATCCGTGTAGTAAGCGTTACCGTAGTAAACGATTATGGCCTTTGTTGCCGAATTGGGGAACCAATAGACTCTTTGTATTGTCCAGTTACCGCCGCCTCCTGCAGGGACAGCGGTCAAAACACCGTTGTTTGAGTAACGGGCCGGGTCGATACTTAAGTACCCTGCGCCGTTGTTGGTATCGTAGACCCAATTATTTGTGCCTGACCCTGATTGATAATATCTCCATATCTTTGACACGTTGGTACCTTGGTCTGCAGAAACGTAAGCCGGGTTGTTTGGATCTACTGTATAGTTGGCGCCGTCCTGATAAGCGGTACCGGAACCTATTACCAAACTACCGGTAGAAGATCCGCTAGGAGACAAAGAAAACCCGGAAAGCTTTAACGGTCCAAACGCTCTTGAAAAAACGCTGGATCTTTGCTTCCAACCATAGGCCACAGTAGGCTGGGTCTTGACCGCGCTTATGGTAGAGTGGTTGTTGTGAGTTACTACGCCTATAGATATTAGCGTATCGAATTGACCAGCTACGTAAGGCGTACCCTGAACGTATATAGAAGCCGCTCCGCTAGTGTATTGAATGGAAACAAACGATTGATCGTAAGAGGCGCTTAAAGGCGCAATAGAGGCAGATAAATTTGGCCAGTTTAAATATTGAATCGTTGGGTAAGGATTCGATGCAATATTAGCGTTCATGTTTACGATAATACCGCTACCAGATCCGACTTGATACACCGTAGAAGATTGGGACGTAATTACGCCTCCGTTAAATAAACCGGTGTATAAATTACCCTCTAGCCATCTTAATCTTGTAGTATTTGCGTAACCTGCGCCGTTCTGAGAAAAGTACAAGTCCTGAGTCGACCCTGAAACGTATATGTAAGAAGCCGAAACTGAGGTATTGATTAAAGTATTGGCCGTAACTGGGTTGAATTGTAAAATTCCATTGATGTCGGTATCTCCAAAAATTTGGATGTTTGGAACAGTAGTGGCCTGAGATCCTGATATGATTAAACTACCCGACAGTACCGTGTTACCAATCAAAGTATTGTTACCGGCCTGTGTTATGCTACCGCTCATTGCGATAGATCCAGACATTATTTGAGCNCCTGTAAAATATTGGGATCCGCTTACGTTGATACTACCGCTCATTATAGTAGTGCCNAAAATATTGTTACTACCACTTATTGAGTTATTTCCAAGTAGAGCGTTGTTACCGTATTGATTGGTCGATCCAGTCACTGTAAAAGAACCAGTAATAATATAACTTCCTGATACTACTCCCTGTCCTATTACTCTTAAGCTTCCGGTAATAATCGCCGAACCTGTGAAAGGGAACGGTGATACGTATCCGAGTAAATAAGAAGCTGTTAGTGCATAAGAAGAACTCAATACTGACATCGAACCGGTTTGGTTCGAGGCAATTACCGGATTGTTGTTAAGGTTCAAAGATCCTGTAATATTCACCGATCCGGTCATGGTTTGAGTGTTGCTCAAAGAATTACCGAATACGTTAGATCCCGAAGAATACTCCACAGAAGAACTGATCGTGCTTACTATTAAAGTTTGAGCAGTAAGAGTGTTGGCTACAGTAAAATTGTTCGCGAAAGAAGAAGTCTGCGCGTAAGACGCAGAGTAAGATTGAATCGCTGAACTTGCAGTATAGGCGTAAGACGCAGAGTAAGATTGAATCGCTGAACTTGCAGTATAGGCGTAAGACGCAGAAGTGGCGATTAATGACGCAGACGCATTGATTGCAGAACTAGCTGTGTAAGAATAAGATGAGGAAATAGCGTAAGAGGCAGAAATGGCGTAAGAAGAACTTATCGCCCTTGAAGCTGTACCGAATAAACTACCCGTAACTCCGCCGTAGGCTAATATACTTCCGGTCACTCCCAAACTACTGCTGATGTATGCGTTGTTGTCCGGTGCTAAAGACAAGATAGGACTGTGATCTCCACCTTGACCGTTAAAGAAATAAGTAGATTTACCGGTAGTGTAGTTGCCTATGTAAAAATCGTTACCTACGTTGTACAAATAACCGTCGTTGGATGAACCTGGGCCTGCGCCGATGTTTCCGTTATAGTTTTGTCCATTTATACCAAGGTCTACGTAATAGTTGTTTTCATTACCGTTGTTGGCGGTAGCAACGATATCTGAAGACACAATGTTACCGTTGTTAGTGTTCTGTATGTTTAACTGTAAGTAGTTGTTTAAGTTACCTTTACCGCTGATTACGTTATAAGAAGAGGTCGAAGGTTGCCATACGTACAAAGCTTCAGGAGCAGAGGTAGTGTAACCGGTTTGATTGATTACTACTGTTGAAGACGTCTGATATATTGAACTAGCACTAAGTTGAGTTGAACCTGACCACACAGCTATGTAATTAGAGGTTCCTCCTTGAATATTAGACGCAGTAGCCGCTAACTGAGTGTAAGATGAACTAATAGCCGAACTAGCAGTATACGCATAAGAAGCAGAAGTAGCTTGAGACGCTGTACCAAATAGAGAACCAGTATGAACTCCAATGAAAGATCCGGTGAAAGAACCTGTACCTGAATACGCTACGCTTGCACTATTTGCAAACGATGAACTAATAGCCGAACTAGCTGTGTAAGAGTAAGACGCAGAAACCGAGATTAGTGACGCAGACGCATTGATTGCGCTTGAGGCCGTGTAAGCGTAAGAAGCAGAAGTTACAGTTAAAGACGCTGTCTGATTTGCTAATATTACTGGGATGTTATTAACGCTCAATGAACCTGTGATACTAACCGACCCAGTAAGTACTTGAGTGTTGGCTAAAGAGTTACCGAATACGTTAGATCCTGATGAGTATTCTTGAGACGCAGTAATAGTTTGAACTATTAAGTTTTGAGCAGTTAAAGTGCCTGTAACAACTACGTTTGAAGCGGTAAAATTATTTGCGAACGATGCTGTTTGCGCGTAAGAAGCAGAAGTAGCTATTAGTGAAGCAGAAGCCAATATTGCACTTGAGGCTGTATAAGCGTAAGAAGCAGAAACGGCAATTAATGAAGCAGATGCAACAATAGCCGAGCTAGCGGTGTAAGCATAAGAAGCAGAAGTAGCTATTAGTGAAGCAGACGCAACAATAGCCGAGCTAGCGGTGTAAGCGTAAGAGGCAGAAACGGCAATTAAGGACGCAGAGGAGTTGATGGCAGAGCTCGCAGTATACGCATAAGATGAACTAATAGCCGAGCTCGCAGTATACGCATAAGAAGCAGAAATAGCGTTTGTGATACTACCGCTAACTATACCGTTAACGCTACCACTAAAGTTTCCGAAGAAAGATCCACTAAAAGATCCTGACGCAGATCCTAAGAAAGATCCGCTAAAAGAGCCAGTTAAAGGATACCCGAGTTGTTTGCTTCTTACTAATGACATAGTTATGCGAATTTACCGATTGCGTATATTGTATCTTGTGAATCAAAACTAAATCCTAAAGACCCTGTATTAACGGTCAACGTACTAGTATTATTTAAGTTGTCTACAAAATTAACTATCGCGCCTGGATCTACAAAAGTAGTATTGACGAAAAACGTAAAGTTGTTTTTTGAATTTGCCGGAAAAGAAGCCGGAGGAGTCGCCCAACCGTTTGGAAAAGTTACCGTGCTTGGGGTTACGCTCGACGCCAAAACTTGCTTGTTATTTAATAAGTACGTTAAAGCATTTGAATCGATACCAGTGTTATTGATTATCGATACGTTTATAGAATCGTTGGCCGCTATGGCCGCTATAGTTCTTGATGTAGATTTGTTCATATTTGCTACTTGTTGTTCAGGAGAAGACGCCACTTCCAATCCAAAAGATATATTAGAAATACCGAATACTCTATTTCCTGCAGCCACTTTAGCGTTGATGCTATCTGGAATTAGGTATCCGTTTAATTTTATGGTGAATTGATTTCTTACCGCTCTATCCGTACCGATGTTGTACTGTAAAGTCTCTTCGAAGTTTTCAATATCGGTATAGAACAGGAATTTGTTGGGGTTACCCCAGTAGCTCCTGGACGCGAAGTTAAGCGATTCAATAAGTTTATCCATCTGTTCAACAAAGTACGTCCAAACAACGCAGGAGTACGTAACAGTGACGTAATCGGGAGTTACGGATACCATATATTTTTTGGAAGGGACTCTAGAGTTCAATACGTTAAAATTGGAGTACACGTTTCTTCTGTCGTATCTGCCTTCGAAGTATTGTAAGTTGTGAGCCTGATTGCCGTCCAATTTGAATCCCAAGCCCCTGTTTTGTTCTATGCCCGTTCTTCTAAAGAAAAGCATTGGCGCCATCATTTTACCATTTCTGTCCCTTAGGTAACCGTCCAATTGAATGTCTTTCCAGTTTTCTTGGTTGCCGTAAAGCACCGGCACATCGACTCTTGCGCCATTTTGAGTAACGTTTAGCTTTAGTACGTTGTCGAAATAATATTTTAAAGCCTCGTCGAAATCTTTTATGCCAATAGAGAAGTCCTTGTCCAAATCTTTTTTCACGCTCACTTCCAAAGCGCGATTAATTTCAGGCTGACCTAGTTTTTGAGGCTCTGAGAAAACAGCATTAGGATCTCCTTGGCTTGGCACGTAAGGCATTACCAATTTGTCCATGAACTCTTTTCTGTTCTTAGGTCTTGTTACTTGATTGGCCATTTACTACGTTCTTTGTATTTGTATACCAAGTCTATCAGGACTGGTATAGTGCGTTTTTAATATTATTGAGTACGAAGAACCAAAATTATTTAATCCATTTGAATAGCTATAATTAGGATCTTTGCCCAATATAAGCTGATTCTCGTTAACGTTGTCCACTTCGAAGTACAGTTCGTTGTACATAACGATGTCTCCGACTTCTGGTACTATATTAGCGTCTATCAAATGATCCTTAAAGAACCTAAAAGTTACCTGTCTTTGATTGTCTGTAGAAGATTCGTTCCAGTCTTCGAAGCTAAAATCTCCTCTCTCTATGAGTGTCCACAATAGCACTGGACCTATATATTGCTTGTCTAGCGCTTCTCCGTATACGTTTGGAGGAGTATCGGACAACATGACTTTATAGTAGCCAATTTGTTGACTGGATACGTTTTCGACAAACTCTTTAGTTATGCCTTTGAATACGTTTATATCTCTAGTTGAACCGAATATTGCCATATTATCCTATATAAATAAATAAAGGTACTTGATTTAGAGTGTTCGATATAGAATCGTTCTCCGATTGTTTTCTTTCCAATTGAGACTTTCTTGTCATGTCTTCCAAATCTTGTCTTAACTTGTCTCTTAAAGAAGTTTGAGCATCTTTTGCCTTTGATATCAAGTCGGCTCCATTAAGAGTAACTTCGGATCCTGGGATTGCTACGGTTTGATACTTGCCTCTGATCAGTCCAAGTAATTCGGAAGCCAACGCTAAAGTGTACTCGTAGATCCACTGTCTGCCCGGTTGATTGATCTGAGAATAGCTCATCGTAGAGTACGGAACGTTCGAAGGATTGGTAATTAACCCTTGATTGGATCCGTAAGGACTATTCTTTGACACGCTCGAATAATCGCTCTTCAAAGAGTACTCGAACCACAGAGTCAACCCATTAATATCGGGAACCGGGAATATCTTGAGCTTGTTATTTGTCAATTCGAAAGAGTACCCTGACTTTCTAACCATGTTGGACATCTCGATCTCTTGTATTCTTTGAATGTCCCAATAAACAGGGAACAATTGGAAGTTAAGTCCTGGAGAGTAACTGGCCCATCCAAAATTCTCAGTCGCGCCTTGATAATTTAAAGATCCACCTAAATAAGGATCGTAATATTGATTGGTGGCCGGATAAGAAGTATAATATATTCTTTGTATAATTAGTCGATCGTTAGAACCCGAAGGCAAAACGTTATTTTGTGTCGCCCAAAGTTGCATATCGTAAACTTGTTGACTCGCGGTCAAAGCCAAAGATGCGCTGTACCAAGTCATCAAACCTCCGACCCCAACGTAGGATCCGAAGTTATCTGCAATGTTAACCACAGAATTTATGGTCGGTACCACCAACTGATTGTTTAGTAAAGAAGACGTGGTTGATCCCTCCAAAGAGAAATAGTTGTCCTTTATCTTTGATTGATAAACTTCTTCGGCGTAAATTGAAACTGCTTCCTCGAAACATGCATAGATTTGTGTGTCTTGGAGTTCCACTTCCATTACTGGATAACCTAATTTGGTCGCAACGTAATTTGCAACTTTTGGACCGTCCGTTTGAAATCTTACGTCTGTGTCGTAAAGACCAAATGGAGTGCTTCCAGATATTGGTTGTGCTGATCCAGTATATATGATTGGGTTCGCCATTGTTTATTTTTATTTACCGTATTCTACTTCTAATATTTTTCCAACTAAATCAGATCTATGATTTTCCTTTAGCTTGATGTACTTAATCTCGTCTATCTTTTTAGATAATTCAATAACGTAACTTAGCCCGTTTATTTCTCCTGTTATGCTCTTAATATCGGTTTGTTCGTTATCTCCGTTTATCAGTATCTTACCATTTTTACCCAATCTCGTAAGAATCGCCAACATTTCGCCTTTGGTTAAATTTTGAGCCTCTTCGACAATTAAAATATCGTCAATTGTTTTGCCCCTAATAAACTGTACGGGCAGAGCTTTAATTTTTTCCTCTTGTAACAATTTAGCGACTTCGTTTTTGTCGGAACAACATTTAGATATATTTTCTAGTAGCGCTTCCATATAAGGATCGAATTTTTCGCTCAATGCTCCTGGCAAAAAACCCAAACTTTTACCCACTTCTATCGCTGCTCGTGTATTATAAATACATCCTATTTGTTTCCTTTTTAAAAAATCCAAAGCCGCTTGAGCGCACACTAAAGATTTTCCACTTCCAGCTCTGCCGGTTACTATAATTATTTGATTTTCTACTATTAATCTCTTTGCCTCCTTTTGCTCTTCGTTTAACTGCAACGCATTTATAGATTTGATTTCGTTCTTCCTTTCACGATTTGGTTCTTTCATACTTTGATTAGAGGTGATTAATATTGTTAATTCATAGTACTATAGGTATAAATATGACGTAAAAGCGTATGTTTGAGCATAAAAAAACCCAACCGAAGTTGGGTTTTCTTTTTAGGGTATTGCTAATTAAGATTAAACAATGTTTAAATCCGCAACTTGAACACCTCCATAAAACTCGGGCCTGATCATGGTCATTGCGTAACGAGTCATGATACCTTTACGTGGAGTAAATGTAGTTGGATCGTAGATCAATGGAGTCATGATCAATGGAACATATGGAGAGTATACAGCACCGCACTCTAAGAATTGGTTACCTCTAAATCCTAATAGGATGAAGTTTTCCAACATATAAGGGTTTTTGTATACTTTGTAACGGCTATTCAAACTACCGATCTTTTGTACACCGAATGCATATTTCATTGTGTCAGCAGCACCGTCTGTATCAGCAGCGAATCCTGGGATTGATTCCAAAATTGTTGCAACAGCTGGAGAAACTACCATGAAGTTAGCACCACCGCGTAAAGTTCTTTGGTGGATGATGTTAGATACTTTTTGTAATTTGATACCGATTGTTTGGAACCAAGTCATCTGATTGTAATAAGCTCCTGCAGTGTTAGACTGGAAGAAACTATTAGTTGGGTCGATTTGATTACCGATTTTAGCTGACCATTGTAATACAGTAGGAGCATTTTGGATTAACATATCCAAGATTTCTAAGTCAATCTCTAAAGAAATGTACTCAGATAATAAACCTGTTAACTCAGCCTCAGCGTCTAAGCTATGGTAAGCATTCAAGTCTTGAGCAAATTCTGGAGTCCATTGTGCTTTTAACTTACGAGTTTTAGCACTGATGGTTTGAGATTTCATTTGAACGTTAACTTCTGGGATATAAATCTGAGAAGGGCTGTACGCGTTTGGTACAGAGAAACCTTGAGTAGCAGTTCTATCTTCAAAATCACCTCTTGCGTTGAAATCAGTCATCTTGTTGTAGTACAACGTAGTTGTAGCAGATCCAGTGATTTGGTTAGCTTGAGCAGTTGTTAAAGAACCAGTAATTACGAAAGTTAAAATATCAGTACCACCTTGAGCAGGTATACCTGTGTACTTAGTGAACTGATTTAAAGTTGTAGTTACGCTAATTGCAGATCCAGAAGTCAATTCGAAAGCTCTTACACCGTTGTAGTTAATACCAGGAACAGTTACAGAAGCGTTAGGAATAGTTACAGTGAAGATCTGACCAGCAGCTAAAGATGCACTATAAGTAGCATCGAAGTTGATAGCCGCAAAAGATACAGCAGATCCAGAAGCGATAGCAGATGCACTAACTGAAGCAGAGAACGCGTTCAATGAATAGTTAAATGTACCAGCGCCGTATAAAGCACCACTTGCAGCGTTACCGAAGTTAGCTGTTTGTTGACCGTATACTGAAGTACCATTGTTAAATCCGAATGGAGAAGATTGTCCATTAGCACCACCATATTGGAAGTCTAAATAGAATACTAAACCAGCAGGTAAGTTCATTGGTTGTACGCTAACAAATTCTTTTGCTGCGATTTGACCAAAGATTTTACGAACTAAAGGTAAAGCAACACCAGCCCATTGTTCACCGTTACCTGGGGTGAAAGTAGCTCCGTTTGCAGCTGAAACGTTACCATTTGTTTGAGAAGTTTCAACGATTAATTGTTTCGCTTGGCTTTCTAAAATGATAGCCATGTTTGCGCGATCGTAGTCTTGCAAGCCTTCTAAAAGACCTGATTTTGCCCATTTTTTAGCCAAACGTTGAGCTACAGTAAACTGAGCTTGTTGAGCGTTTTGAGCAGACTCGTTTAGTAAATTTTGTACTAAGTTTGCCATGATTTTTATTTAATTTTTTTTATTATTTTTTGATACCAGCTAATTGTTGCATTCTTGTAACAAAAGGATCAGCCTCTGTGATATTTTGTTTAGGCGCTATACCTGCTGGTTTTGAAGCGTAACCATTATAACTTTCTGTAAGTTGCTTTCTACGAGTTGAGATAGATTCGTTCAATGTAGCGAAGATATTTTTAACTTCTTTTACGTTTGATGCTCTATCGAAAGCGCTTACAACTTTTACTTTTTGAGATTCAGTCAAAGATTTAGCTTTGAAGATTTTGTTCATGTAAAGTAATTTAGCATTCAAAAGATTAACTTCGTTCAAAGAACTTTTCATTTCTTCGATAGCTTTTTTAGCTTCTTCCATTTCTTTCTTGTGCTTCTTTTCTTCCATTTTGTGCTTACGCTCTTCCATGTGCTTACGCTCTTCCATGTGCTTCTTCTCTTCCATCTTGTGATGACGAGATTCTTTGTGGTGATGACGTCTTTCTTCTAAATCCTCTTCTAAGTCTTCTTCAAGATCTTCTTCTAAGTCTTCTTCTAAATCGTCTTCGCCTAAAATTTCGTCTAAATCAACGTCAGCTTCGTCGCCTTCCACGCCTTCTTCGCCGCCGATAAATGGAGCTAAAGCTTGTTTAAGTTGACCGAAAGTTAAAACGATTTCTTCGTCGTCTTCGTTTTCTTCGTGATCTTCTTCTTCGCCTTCTTCCTCTTCTTCTTCGTCGTCTTCTTCAAGACCGTGGTGATAGCCTTCTTCCTCTTCTTCCTCTTCTTCGTCGTCTTCTTCTAAGTGATGACCTTCTTCTTCTTCTTCGTAATCTTCGTCCATTTCTTCAAGTTCTCCTAAGATTTCTTCTAAAGATGTCTCGTCTAATTCTTCTTCGCTTTCTTCTAAATCTTCTTCAAGATCTTCTTCAAGCTCTTCTTCTTCAGACTCCTCCATTTTGTGATGGCGCTTTTCTTCCATTTTTTTCTTTTTGCGCTCTTCCATTTTGTGGTGGCGAGATTCTTCCATTTCTTCTTCAGACTCTTCTAACTCTTCGTTTTCTTCAAGGTCTTCATCCATTTGGAATTCGCCCTTTTTAGATTTTTGACTGTAAGGAGTGTCGTGTTTTTCTAACTTGTTGTTTGGTCTACCGGTTCTAACGATAGGCTCATGGTCAGATGATTCTTCTAAATCTTCTTCAAGCTCTTCTCTTAAAGATCTTTTAACAGCCGCTTCTACCTGAGGAGCGAATGTTTCTTGCAGTGTTGCTTTTGCGTTGGCGATAGCGCTAGCTCTTAATGCCTTTGCGTCAGCGATTGCTTGTTTGTACAAGTCTTGCATGTTTGTAAATGTTTTTTGATTCCGATTGCTTATTGTAATTGAAGCAATATGTGTATGTTATACGTGCAGCGTTATATTAGATTGTAGAATAACGCATATACGAATAAATATAGCTATTTTCTCGAAAAATAAGATTTACCGAAAAAATTTTTAGTTAATACAACAAACACCGCTAACCGAACAGATAATATCAGAGATCATTCTATTGGCTTTTGAGTATTTGTCCTCTAATTTGATAGTTCTATCGTAAGATTCTTGTAATCCACGACTACCGACTGGTTTCATGTACGCTCCGTAAGTAGAAGGCGTGGAAACGAAGTCCCAGCAGATCAGGTCAAGATCGTCCTCGACCTTAACAATACCTTCACCTATTGGAGTAACTGATCCCATAGCTCTCGATGAGATCCCAACGGTTATATTATTTTCGAATAACTGTCTTAATATGTTTCCTGAAGGCGTAGGTAGTACTTCGATCTTACCGTAAAGATCTTTTCCTTGCCACCAAAGCTCTACGATGTTGTGACTAACGTTTTTTAGGTTAATAACCGAAGTATCCGGATGATCCAATTCTCCTAAAGCTCTATTTTCTTTGATTGGACCTGCGATGTATTTTTCTACTTGCCCTTCTAGAATTTCGTAAGGATAAATTCTCTTGTTTGCGTTTGGCTTATCGCTAGCCTGTACTTGACCAACCACTATCATGTTGCCATTGCGATTTTTAACGCCCTCTTGTAAGGACACAATCGGATTAAATAACGCGTGTTCTATTAGTAGTTGTTTGCCCATTATTGCTTGTATATTATAAACGGTTTCTTCTGTTGTTTTAATTTCTGCTGTGTTGTTTTATCGTCAACAGAAACTTGTGGAACTCCGGTTTGAGATTGATTATCGTCTTCTTCTATAGTTTTTCTTTTCTTTTTACCTTCGCCTAGATTCTTTTTTGAAGCCTCTTTAAGTTTTTTAAAAAGTTCTTTAAGTTTGTCTTGTTTTGTCATTTTGGGCTCTTTTACTTCTTCTACTTCTGACTTTATTGAAGTCAATCCGTCTATATTCACTCCCTGATAAAACATTCCAGTAGAAGCTTTGATTAGTGCTTCTACTTTGCCGTATCTGTCCTTTTTAAAGCCGTCGATTCTAACTTTTTTACCTTTCTCGTCTTTTACTTCTTGACCGGTTGTAAAAGTATCGCCATGACTATTGATTACTGGCTCTTTTACAGGTTCTTTGTGCTCTTCTACTCTTCCACCCATTTCATGCTCAATGACATTTACCTGTCTTGAAATTTCGATAGGTTGACCTTGTTCGTCGGTTACTTCCAATTCTAGGTATAAAGTACCGCCTTTAATATCTTTTACAGTTCCATGATCGCACCCAAATGCTTTTCTATCTTTTTCTGGCAATGGAACGGCTTGTCCAATTCCAAATCTGTGATGAGTGTCCTCTGTTAACTTAACTTTTTTTTTAAATAGAGAGCCAAATAAGCTTTCTACGATCTTTTCTTTTTTTGTTTCTGGCATTATTTCAGCAATACCTTTGGCTTTTTTAGCGTGGTAAGTTAATTCTTTAACGCCCTTTGGTTTGCCCTTCTTATTTTCTGTCTTTGGCGCATGCTGGGCTTTTAAACTCTCTTGACCTTTAATTTTGGTCATTGCTTGGCCTTCGTGCTTTAATCCTTTGCTAACCGGCTGCATTTGACGTTTAGCGTCTTGCTTTTCGATGTCTTTGGAGTTCATAAACTCCTCTTCTCTATACGCCATTGGATCGGAAGCCATTTTTTTGGCAACTTTAGCTCTAACTTTAATGTAGGTAGGTTCGTCAACGTCTCCTAATTTTCCCAATTCTGCGTACATCGCTCTTTTAAATCTGTAAGGATTCAATTTATCGATAATTGCGATCACTTCTTTGTCGTCTTTCGCCCATTCTTGAATAATACTTCTGTTCTTAAGCATTTGCTCGGCGTCTTTGAAAGAAGTCAAATTTGTGATAAAGGGTAAGTTATTATCCCTACGTACTTCGTACAAGAACTTAGATTCTGTGATCTTACCTTCCTTTAATTGTTTGTATAAGTCTACTGCTGTCATGCTAATAAATATTTAACTATCTTCCTTGACCTCTATATTGCTTGGGTCTTGGACTGTGTTTGTTATAATTCTTCTTTCCGCCTTCTTGACCTGCTTTTCTTTTTCCGAAAACTAATTTTTCACTGCTTCCGGTAACTTTTGGTTTTGCCATTAATCTAAACTTTTTATTTTTTTATACGCTTCGGCAACCTTTGTTTTTAATTTATCTATAGATTTCTTCGTGTGAGATTTAGCTTCGTAGTAAGGTCCGTTTGGAAATTCCTCTTTTAACCTTGAAGAATAGTCCAATATCTTGTTCACTTCGTCCAACTTCTTTCTTACTAGCTTTATGGCCTCGTTGTATTGTTGATTTTCGTCCCTGGTTTTAGTTTCTTTTTTAAATCTTGAGTAGTTTTCGAACAATTCTTTGTATATGAATCCGCCTTTACTAGGTCTGTTAGGGATTTTAGGAGCGTCAGTCCAATCTTTTACGCCTGTTTTATAACCTTTTGATTTTCCTGCAGCGTATTTTGGTTCAACGTCCTTGGGACTCTTAGCTTTTTTTTCTTGAACTGTAGTTTGAGCGCCCTGATATCTTTGAGAGTAGTCCTTTGATTCTTTCTTTGTCTTTTTAGCGTAAGGAGCCGCGTATTTTTTATTTGGAACGTCCAAACCTGGAGCGTATTGTTCTCCTGTACCAGAAGTAAAGCTAGCGCCCGTGCTGGTTGCTGTGCCTCCGTCCTCTTTCAATGCACCTTGCTTGGGTTCGTATCCCAAAGTAGTGTCAGGTCTCATTTGATTCTTTATCTCTATGTAGTCCATAGGTTTACGAATGTATTGAGACGCTTGATCTACGAAAGCATCGAAGTCTTCGTTCTTCATTACGTAATAACCGCTTCCAGATGCGTCTATTGGTCTAAATTTCTTCTTGTAGTCGTTGTTTAATAAAGTTACTAAGCCTTCGTTGCTAAGAGCAAATACGACGTCAGGATGTTGATCTTCTGACAGCATTTTTTGCGTCATGAATTGAAGTGACCATGCTTTTTTCATTACTTAACTGATTTTAATTCGTCTATTAAATCGTAGTATTGTAAAATGCTAGTAATAGTTTCGTCTTTAACTCCGATGTTTTCTTTGATTGGAGATATTAGCTTAATTACTTCGTTTAATTTGATTGCAATTACCGGGCTTTCTACGGACTTAGACAAAGAGGTCAATTCTTTTTTTATGGAAGACAATCTTTTGTTCAAAGATTCTTTTAATGTAGTAGTATCTGAGATACTAGCGATATAGTCCTTTAACAAGCCCTTTTGTTTAGAAGAAAGAGTTCCGTATTTATCGTTAAATTTCTCTACCAATATTTTATAAGTCATTAATCTGATCTCTTTGTCTTCTTTCATCAGTTCTTCTACTAAAGAATTCGGAACTTTTTTATTTTTAATGTCGTCCTTGCTAATTCTTTCCAATAGCGTAATCTTGTTGACCACTAATTGTTTTGTGTCTGCCTGTTTAGAGTGCTGAGATTCGAATATGGTGTATATTGAAGCGTAAGATTTGTAATTGTCGACTTTTGCCTTAAAAAACTCTTCTAGCTTATAACTTCTTTTGATCTCTTTGATTAAATTGTATTTTAATCTGTTGGTAGTTTCAAAATCAATCTTTTTGTATTGATCCACTACGGTAGAAATAAGTACGTCTGCCTTTGATTCGCTTAATTTCTTGCTAGTAACTAACGTATTGTATAAATTGTACTCTTTACCAAGATCAGTATTGGTAAAATACTTTTTTAATATTTTTACAGCTTTAGAATCTTTATTTTCCAAAAGATCCGCTGTGGTTTGTCTAACAAGCAATTCAAATAGAATTCCAGTGTTACGATATTTAGAATGTTTTACTGCCATAGTGTTTGTAAATCGGCTACCAATAAATATGTTATTATTTTTCTGAGTCTTCTATTATATTACTTTCGTCCAAGGTAGTAGATTCAAACAAAGTCGTCTTCCTTTTAGGGAACATTTTCTTTAGGTCTTTTTGATATTGGGCGAATAGTGCTTTTGTGCTAGTTGTATTCTCTAAATTCAATGGACCGCCCTTAAATTTGGGCTTAAAACTGTCCTCTCCTGTCTCTGCGTTTGACTTAAGATCGTAAGAACCCAGTCTATCGCGACCAAATGGAGAATCGTCTGTAGAATAAGTAGACTTGTACTTTTGAGGTCTTCCAGGAACTTTTGTTGGTCTATTCGGATCCAATTCGTCGTATCCAGAAGGTACGTCTAGACTACCGTCTTGTTTACCGCCGTATAGACTTGCTAATTGGTGAGGAGTACCGAATGCTTGGCCTGTTTCAACTGGATCGTTTCCTTCCTCTTGAATTTGTTTGTATCTAAACTTACGCTTTTGATCTTCGATGATCATGTCTTCCATTTCTGTGAATTCGTCCTCTGAAATACGGAAGATGTTCTTCCAGATGTAGTCTCTTGGTAAGCTTGCCGCTTCAGAAGCTTGGTTAAGTAAATCAACTTTCTCCTTCAACATTGACAATCTTTCTTGTTCGTATATGATAGAAGGCCCAGTCAAGCTTATTTGGAAGTTAGCAACGGACTCGTCTTCGTACCCATTTGCGTACAAGTGTACTAACGCTATTTTCTTAAGCTCAGATACGACTATTCTTTGGATTCTTTCGATTGTTCTTGCAAAACGAATGTCTTCTGCGGCTAATGTTGCTTTACCTGTCAAATCCTTTTCGTAACCCATGAAAGCTTTAGGAATCTTTAAGGCAGCAAATACTTTTTCTCTAAAATATTGTACGTCTTCGATACCGTTGTAAGTCAAACCTGGTATTGTGTCTATTCTTGTTGTGTCGCCATTGCCTCTGAAAGGAATAAAATAGTCTTCCAACATGTTTTGTACGTTGTACTTCATATTGTATTCACCTGTAGAAGGATCCACTAATGGAGTCTTCTTCATTTTGTTCATCATTCTTTGAACATAGTTCTCAACTTCTGCCGGAGGAATCGCACCTACGTTAACATAATAAGCTCTTTTGTCCGGAGCTCTTACGATTCTGTGAATAAGCATTGCGTCCTCAATCAAAGTGTATTGCTTAAATAACTTTCTTGCGTTTTCTAAATAGGATTTACCGTAAGGTAAGTAGTTAACGTCTCCAGTGAATCTAAAGTGAGCCATTTCGTAGTTGTCAAACCAAATGCCTGGGTCCTGATTGTTGTAAGCCGATGTGTAACCTGTGGTTGAACCCAAAGCAGCATTAGGATCGAATTTGAATCTAACTTCGTTTGGATTGTGCGGATTAAAACCCTCTTGTCTAACGATATTGTAAGCAGAGAAAGGAACAACGTTGTAAATACCAAAGTTTTCAGAGATCTCCATCTTCAAATAGAAGTCTCCGTACTTACACATGTTTCTTACCCAGCCCCAAAGGTTAAATTCTATGTTTAATATAGAGTAAAATAGTTGCTCTAATATATTTTGTATGTTTTCGTCAGCGCTAGTAATGTGCAATAGGACACCGCTTTCGTCTTTTAAAGTACATTCGTCGGCTATAATGTCCAAAGCTGATGAAATGATAGCGTCTGTGTCCATGGCATCGTAATCTGCGTATATTTGTACTCGTGCAGATTGATAGTTTTGTGCCAAGTTAAGATTGACACCATAAGCGGTAGAAGTAGTGTATACTTTATGGAATCTATCGATTAAAGAGTTGGTTTGGATAACACCAGTAGTCTGAATATTGTCCGTGTCCATCACTTGAATACCTCCACCTTTGGTGCCGGTATTTCTTATTATCACATCGGTAGAGAATAATCTTCTAAGCGATGCGAATAAATTGTCTTTTTGTACTTCTGCCATAATATTTTTTTAATCTAGCCTAATAACCAAGTTAAGTCCTGAGTATAATCTCCTCCTGGAGCAGATACTTTCATGCTCCAAGGATTTTGAGCGTTTACATCGTTTGAATTATAAAATCCCATATCAGCGCTGCTCTTGCCTATGTTATTCATAACCGATACTGTCAAACTATCGGCCGCTTTTTTGTATCTAACCGAAGTCTCTCTTAGGAACATTGCAATAGCAAAAGACATTACCAAATCGTCGTTATAACCCTGCATTGCTTGTTGTTTGCCGTTCTTCCATATAAATACTCTCAATTCGTCCAATAATCTTATAGACCTAAAAGTTACGTGCTTGTTTTCTACGAAGTCGCGCATCTTTTCTATAATGTTCAATCTTATTTTGGTGGCCATGGTGAAGCCTGGTACCAAGGTATTGTTACCATTGTGCACGGTCAAATAAGTCTGGAAATCAGCGCTATTATCCGCTCTGTGACTGTAGTGCATGTTATTATATCCGGTTTCTAATACTGATTGAATAACGTCCCATCCAATATTGGCGTTTTCTATCACCAGTAACGCTCTATTGTACTTAGTGGCTATAGAAACTAGTTCGTTGGCAAAGTATCTAGTGTCAATTTGAGCCTTGTATTCTGCAACTTGAGTCAGTGTATCCACGTCAATCACATGATAAGCGGAGTAGTCCATTCCGTCTCCTCTGGCAACGTCGGCAACAACCATATAGTATCTCATAGGATCTGGATATTCCCACACCCATAGAGCTTTATCGAGTCCCTCTCTATTGAGAGGCTCTTTTATGCAATTCTCGGCGTACCAATTCAAAATATCCGGTTCGATTACTGTATTACCAGATGTGGCAAAGTCGCAATCGCACTCTTGAGCGGCCATTCTTACACCTAGATCAATGTCTTGTTGCTTTCTCCATTCGATGTCTCTTTCAGGATGTACTGTCCAAGGCAAAGATATGGGTAAAAAGCCGTTTTCTTGCTTCTGCGCTTTTGTGTAAGTATTGTGAAACCAGTTACCAACACCGTTTGGAGTCGATAAAGCTATACAACCTCCCCCTGTGGCCAAGGTCATCTTAGCTGCTGTGTAAATTGTTTCGATATTGTCGATAAACGCGGCCTCATCTATTACTAGTAACGTTACGGCTTCAGAACGACCAGCGTCACCGGCTGCGGATACGGCTTTAATTTGAGAACCGTTGCTTAATCTAAGACTAAGTTGATTATTAGATACGGACTTGGCTAATCTGCGCATCCAATCTGGTAAATTATCGTAAGCGAATCTTACTTTAGTAACCATGTTCTTTGCAGTGTCCTGCTTCGTTGCGATTACAAGTACGTTCTTATCTCGTTGAAACATCATCAACCACAAAGAGTACGCAGATACTAGGGTAGAGATCCCCAACTGTCTTGACTTGTTGATAACAGAATCCGAATGTTTTTGAAATAGCTTTAAAACTTTTTCTTGAAACGGATAAAGATCGAACATTTGTCTACCCCTTTGAGGGTGTTGGATCATGTAGTACTTCTTCATGAAATACACAGGATCTTGAGCACATTTAATGAACTCTTCCTTAATCTTATCCTGTATGTTTATACCTTCTGCGGCCATATTATTTTATTATTTGTGTGTTACGGCAAGACCTATGATAGCTGCGCCCATAGCGAACTTTTCTATCTTATTCATCTTCATTCTAAAGTCTTGCTTTTTCAAATCTGTCTTTAGTCCGTCTACGATAATTTTATAGTTCTCTTGTTGTTGAACTTGCTTAGAGATAATAGATTGATAATTATCCTCTTTAGTTCTTAGAGTCACGATGATCTTATCTTTGTTACCCACAGTAGTTTGTAAGTTTGTGATTAGACTGTCTTGATTTAATACAATATTTTTTGTTCTATCGAAATCAAGCAAATCAACTACTACGGCCTTGGAAACTGGAATAGGTAAATGTGTGGTGTCCTTTGTTACTATTTTGTACTGATCTTTGTATCTATCTACGAAGAAGCTATCTACTTGTTGAGGGTGGTAAGCCTCTGCTACTTTTAATTTAGAATTATCGTTCTTTAATGCTTGAACCTTTGCTGACAAAGAGTTTGCGCTATTGCTCAATATTAAATTTTGGTCCTCAACCAAAGTAATTGTAGATTCTAAACTATCGTTTTGCTTTTCTATGCCTTTAATTTCGCTAGTCAAAGAATCGATTTTGTTTTCGTACGCTTTTGTATTAAAGCGTTTGCCTGATCCAAAAAAATTAAACGCCAAGAATGTAGCGGTTGCCGCAACTATTACAGTAATTATGGTTTTTTTCATAAAAATTATTTATTATAAATATGCGAATGATATTAATCTTCCTTTGAGACCCTTTTGCTCTTCTTGTAATTGGCAACGGTTTTTTCCCAAGAGCTTTGAGATTGGTATTTTAGGCCGTAAATATAATATTCTTCATGACCGTTGGCGTATTTCCAAGCTGGGCCATTAATTGAGTGGGGTCTTGCGTTTTCTCCTTGTATTTCTACTATGTGAATGGTATCTCCTGTTGTAGTAGTGATCGTTCTGTAATATGGAATCTTTGACATTTATAACTTGTTTAGACAAATATAACCCGGTCTTACGACCGGGCGCAATTTATCTTTTATGTACAATAGATTATTTTACTAGAGTGAATCCTAACTTGCTACTAGTTGGGTTTAAAGTACTCAAGCTTGGAATATCGAACTTGAATTGAGCGTTTGGATCATTGAAAGATCTAATATCAAAGCCCATGCTGCCGCCTTCTTTTAAGTCAAATGTCAAATACATCTGTTTAACTTCTGTCTTTGAAATGATTTCCTTTAAAGCCTGAACAAATTTGGGTTTTGTGTTCATTTGATCTGCTACGTAATAAGACAACGGAGATGTTATAGCTCCATAATATCCATTATCGCCAGTCTTTTTGTTCATTGTGTCCCATTCAACTCCATCGGCCTTTCCTGGGTTTCTCTTCATTTCTGAGAATAGTTTACCAAACTTCTTGAAGAAGACTTCGTTTTTTTGCTTGGCAGTTTTTGCGTTTGTTTTTGCAAAAAGCTTCTTAATATAATCGTTAATATTTTGCGATGTTAAATTCTTTGGATCAATACCAACTATACGTCCCAATGTTTGAATTGCGGGCATGTCTTTTGGAAACGCGGATGCTATTTTTAAGAACGCGTTAGGACTTGTCTCACTAATCATAGGTAACAATGCTTTGTATAAAGCCGCTTGATTTTTGTCCCCTTTGATTTGATTGGGATTAATCGCTTTTAATAGATCAGTTAAAGAAGCGCTAGCACCTTTTTCGTACTTAGAAGATATTTTGTACCCGTCTATGTAAAAATCTACTAAAGGTTCGTTTCCTTTTGGGAAAACTAAATCTTGTTTAATCCCTACCATTTTGCCCAAAAATATTCCTCCAAGAACTTCTCCAAAATCTTTACCGATTGTATTTTTGTCTTCTTTAGAGATTTTATTTAATAGAGCGGTAGTATTTTTGGACAGCGCAACATTTGTTTTTCCGCTCTTTAATTTAGAAAGACCTGATTTTGCAGTTGGAGTATTATTGGCAGTATCTGCAATTAATCCTTTAAGTACTGGACCTAAATTTTTGTCTTTGCTAACTGCGTTTGTAGAAGCTCTTACTAGGCTGTTTAAATCTTTGTACTCTCCTGCGATTCCCAATTTAACAGGCGTCAATGCTTTAAACGTTACCGATTTATTTTCGGATCCTGTTTGATTTACTATAAGAACAAATTCTCCTTTTTTAAAAGCTTGAGTAGATTTTATTACTGTTACTTTAATGGTAGGATACGTTCCTGAAGCGGAATCCATTGAGCCTTTTTGTGCTTCTTTGACACTGTAATTACCTTTGCCGATTACTTTATCTGCAACTTTACTAATGTCTTTGATTGCGTTTGGCCCTAATTGGTACCTTAAGTGCGGAGGTCGTTTAGCTCCTTTGTCTCCATTTAAACCCGCGGCTTTCATCGCATCGTTAAACGTTAATCTTAAGTCTTGTACTTTTGCTTCTTGTAATGATTGTTTTTTCGCAACTTTTATTTTTGATTTAGAAGGTAAATATACTTCTTTAATCAGCGCGTTTATGAAATTTTGACCTACGTTTTTGAATTTTAATAGACTCTTAACAAGCGATATTTCTTTCAAAGACTCTTCTCCACCAGTCTCTTCGCCTCCAGTTTCTTCTGCTTCTTCTCCACCCTCTTCTCCACCTCTGGTTTGAGCGTATCCGCCTCCACCTCCGTTAGCAAATCCGCTGTTTGGAGAGTTACCAGTACCATCGTCTTCTCTTGTGCCTTGTTCTGCTCCTTCAGGACCTTTGGTTTTTAACGGACTTCCGAACTTAAGCAATCTTGCTATAGCCTGCATTGCCCTTTCTTTGGTACCAATATTGTTCATGTAATACCTTTTACCAGATATATTGGCCTCGTAAAAGCCTTTGCCCATGTAAGTTATAAAGAAAAATTGACCGTTGTGTAAAACGATTTTAAAGGTAGTTGGTTTAGGCGCAACAACAAATATGGCTGTCAAGTATTGTTTGAAGTCTGAGCTCATTAGATCTACGAGAGTTCTTGTAAGCCCATGATACTTGCGTATAATAAATCCCATTGGATCCTCTTCGAATCCATGAGGTTTTGTAGGTTTTTCGTTTGGTTGCTTCTGAGGATCGTTTGGATCAGCGTCGGCTTCCAATAATATTTTTAGTATGTTGTTGTTATCTATCATCATATATTAAGCCAATATAGCGAAAAATTCTTTAAAATGTTTGATTCTATCGTCCAATCCGATAGTCCCGCCATTTACTCGTTTAGTAATAGAAGTTACCACTGAATCAGTTGCTCCACCATCAGCCATAGTGTGCAATCCGTTCTTATTCCAAAACCAAGCTGCGGACAATAAAGGATATTGCGTTGCAACTAAGTTAGGATCGGAATCCACAGGACGCCCAATGGATTTGAAGAACGCTTGGTAATTAGTTTTACCGGTTAGCTGAATAAAGCCACGACCACAGTGCTTAGCTCCATCGCCTGATGCTTCATCACCGTTACCCATTCTATTAGCGTACACTTTATTTGCGATCTTTTCAGGTTTTCTTTCATAAGGAAGGGCCGATTCTAATGTTGGGAAATATTTTTTAAAGATTCCGTTTAATCCTTTTGCGCTATAATTCAAGTTCTCTTTAACTAGTCTGAAGTTACCCGATTCATGGCCTGCTTGAGCTAAAAAATGAGCCAATCTCAATGGAGTATTGATCTCAAACTTAGCCATAGTATCTGGTAATTGCGCTATAACGCTATCGGGAACGTGTCCTTTTAGTTTTGTTAAGTCCATTTGTCTTTATTTTATTTGCGATGAATGCCTTTCCACATTGCTGCTGCAGCTACTTTTTTACCTGCTTCTTTGGATCCGTATTCTTTTGCAGCTTTTTTAGCCACTTTATCGAATCCACCGTGACCAACATTCTTGCCTTTATGAGCTTTCTTTTCAATACCGCTCTTTTGTTTCTTTGTTAATCCAGCTGATGGTTTTTTCTTTGCTTTTATGACTTCCATTAAGCTAGATAAGTCCATATCGTCGTTGTGCTCTGGTTCTTCTTCTGATGTATATACTGCGTCTTCTTCTCCATCTTCGTCTTCGAAATAGAATCCGTCGTTTGCTTGTTCGATATAGGTTTCTGACTTAGTAATATGATCTGCTATCCATGCCGGTACTTCTCTTTCTTCTTCTCCTAACTTGTGCAATAATTCTGTGGCAGATTTAATGATAGTTTCAAGGTTTTTTTGTGCCATGAAAACTTCGTGCTTTTCTTCTTCTAAATGATGACCTTCTTCCATGTGTCCGCACTCTTGGCATTCGCCTTCGTACATTGCAGGAACTCCGCACTCTTGACACATTCCGTATTCTTGCTCTTCTCTGTGAGGACGATGCTTTTCGTTTCCGAATCTAACGTCGTTTTCTCCAGAATTTTCGAAGTCTCTTTCGATAGGTCCTTGAGGATGCCCGAATTCTTTAAGAAGGGCCAATTTTAATTTAGTACTAGTTTTCATATCTTATATATTGGTATAAATATTGTCTATTTTTTATGTTTAGATTTGCTTGCTTTTTTCCAAAGATCTTTATCTGCTTTTCTAGCGCCACCTTTACCTGTAACAAAAGAATTTACTCTTGCCATTGCCCATTGATGTTGGCTAACTCCTGGTCTGTGCCCTGTTTTCCAAGCGGCTAAACCTTTATCGTATACTCCTTTTAACACTGATTTAGATATGCCGGTCGCTTTAGCTTTATGAGTTAACGCTACGTCCTCGTTCCCTTCGTTTATGCCTTCTCCAAATCTTTTTTCGTATGCAGATGTTGCTGCGCTTTTTTTGGTCTTATAAGGTTTCTTTTTATCTTTGTCCGAATAATCTGCGTCCCATTTTCTATACGCTGAAGGATCACTGTTCTTTAATTTAGCAACTCTATCGATCTCGCCTTTCATGGCAGACTTATTCTTGGTCAAATAAGCTTTATTAACTTTGCGACCAGATTTTGTTCTTTCTGCTTCTGCGAGTTCTTTTAATATATTTGCTAATTTTATCATATTGATTTTATTTACCATGCGCGACAAGACCAATAATTTGCTTTCCAACGAGGCCCGGGATTCTCGCAATGGTGTCTAGCTCTATACGATTTTCTATGTTTAGGGAGGTGCTTTTTAATTGCAACGCCTTTTTGGCCGAAATTAACTTTGACTACAGTACCTTTTGCATTCTTGACGTAGACAGATCTCTTTTTAGGTCCATCAGGAGTCAAGAATGGTTTTCCTAAAGTTACAGTTCTACCATGATATTTTGCTTCTTGTAAAGAATTCCAATGTTCTTTAATGTATTTAGCAAGACATTGTGGACAAAAATGTTCGGTCTCTATCATTATTTCTTTTTTTCTTCTTTCTTGTGTTTCTTTGATCTTTCAACCTTCTCTAATTTGTCCATTAGATCGTCTATTTGATGCGCCAAATGAGCAATGTGCTCTTTGTGAGATCTTGCGTTCTTAGGATCTTGTTTAGCTAGATCAACGTGTCCTTTTCTCTTCTTTTCTAAAGCATCGATAGTTTGAGTGATCTTTTTAGCCACGTGGTCTTTTTTCTTTTCTACTTCTTCAAGCTTTTTTAAATGAACTTGATGTAATTTATGAGCAGATTTAATAGCGTGTTCTCTACTTGGGTGTAAGCTGTGTACTTCTTCTGACATGATAGAATGAGGCGCTAATCCTTTCAAAGGATCGATCTCTTTAACCATACCTGCAACAGTGCAGCCTTCGTGAGGATGTAATACTGCGTGGATTTCTCCGATATTATTTTCGTATTTTGGCTTTTTCTTTTTGTTTGGAAGACCTTTGTGCTTTGTAGAAGCGAAGTCAGTTGCTGATTTTTTAGTCATTGATTTTGCTAATTTTGCGACTTTAGAACTAGCGGGTTTTTCGCCTTGTTGTGCTGCGTGTACCATTCCCATTAGTCTTTGTTGTGATTTTGATTTTGCCGGCATCTCTATAGATTTATTTATAAATATGTTATAGATTAACTTCCTTTTGTTGCGATATCCACTGTTTTACCTCGTCGTACATTTTGGTTTTGTCGCCCTCTGACCAGCTTTCTACTTCTCCTGACTCTGATACGAAAGAATCTCGTTGATTCAACCAAGCTTCTACTCGTTTTTCTAAGTCGTCCAATTGAGCATTTTTATTTGCGTTTTGTTGTTGACTAACGTACTCCAACCATTTGCCCCGTCTCTTTATTTCTGCTTCCATGTCTATTACGCACTCAAAACATATCTTGTGAATTCCGTACATTTTCTTGTTGAGATCGTCCAGTCTCATGGGTTTGCTACACTTTGGGCAACATAGCGGCATTACTACTAGCTTCTTCAAATCGTCCAATTTAGTAACAGTCTGCTTTATACCATTTGAGATCGTCCATTTGCGCCCATGCTCTTCCCATACGTCTCCTTCTTGATGGTCTTGATCTTTCTTTTCCCACCCTGCTAACACTTGAGTTTTATCTCCTGTCCTCTTTGTAATGATATTTCTCATTCTTTGGACGTCCTTTTTGGAAAACTCCCTCTTCAAAACATTTTCTTTCATATTCTTTATTTTATAAGTCTCTTCAATACGTTTAGCTTAACGCCTTCGTATATTAATTCATTTTTCTTGCCAAATTCTCTCATTAAAATACCAGCAACTACGTTAGCTTCGTCCTCAACCGGAGAGCCAGTTTCTCCAGATTGTGTGTACAACAATCCAAGTTCGTTCTGTCTGTGATGCGTTAATTCGTGACCCAGAGTTCTTAGGACGTCAGCTAAATTTCTATTAGCTATATACATTACTATAGAGTTGGTTTCGTTGGTATACTCACCAAAACTGTGCCTGGCTAATACCCAACTTTTGTCTCCAATGAATGTCATCTTTGGAAGCTTGTCTATCTTTAAATGATAGGCTGCAAAGTCAATAAAGTCCTCTATTAGGTCTATGCGTTCTTGTGTAGTCATTATTTTGTAAAGGTTGTTTGTAAGCCTCTAACTATAAAGGACCCGGTAATTTTAAATGGTTCGTTTGATATTGCTGGATCTCTTACGACTATGCCCTCTTGTTGATCGACTGGACCTAGCGGACTAGTCATTGACTTTAATAATACGTCTCCAAGTTCCATAGTACCTTCGTATATAGCGAAAGAGTCAATGGCGATCTTTGCGTCTTTAGGATCGGATACTAATTCTGTGACAGGTGTGCCTTTTTTAACTTCCAAGAAAACTAATTTACTCAATGCGTCTACTGTTTTACCGTCCTTTAACTTGAGCTTCATGCCTTTTGTGTTCTTGGCTTGATTCAACCAATCCCTTAGACTTTTTGTTTCTTTTTTGCCCTTTGCTAGTACTATAGAGTAACTCTTGGACAAAGCAGTACCAAAATTAGGAGTCTTAACAACTTTGGCAGGAATTGAGGACAGTACTTCGAATCCTTGTTTCTTTGCAAAAGGTTGTAGTTTTTGTATTAACGATTCTAATACGTCTTTTGAGTAAGGAATTTCGTGAGTTGATCTAGATTTTTTACCTGGATTTTGTGTTATCTCTAGTAAATTGTGTATGGCTAAGAAGTTTTTGCCGTAATCTTGAACGTTTGTTTTGCCTTCTACGTATTCTATGTTTAAAAGAATGTTGGGATTTTTAATCATGCCCAACTTGTTCAATTCGTCCTTAATTGAAGGCAAAGCCGAATTGAATATGTCCAATACCTTTCCTCCAACTTTGATCATGCCGTGTCCAGGAGTATCGAATCTTGCCGGTAAATCGGCCTTGGTAACGCCTTTGATGTCTAGTTCTTTTCCTGATCCTCGATCTATTACGAACTCTCTTTTACCGTCTATGTTACCCAATCTTATAGAAGCGTTTACTCCGTCTATTTTTACTGGCGCCGGATTCTTTTGCAAGAATTTTGCCGTTTGTTCGAACACCGCTATTAAATCTTTACCGGTCTTTACTTTGTCCAAATCGAACGGATGGGCCATGTGTCCACCGGCTCCACCCTCCATTAATAGCTTTTTGAAAAGAGAAGTCAATACAGTCGTTTCTTTCAACGGTTGACTTGAAAACTTTTGCTTCATTAACATCGCTAGTTTTTCGTCCCACCATCCAAATACGCCTTCGAAGTTTTTCTTGTATTGCGCCGTAGTAGTAGGAGTCGATAGTGCTTTTCTAATGTTTGTACCGCTCATTTCGCCTATACCAGGAATATTGTGAGAAGCGTGAGGAGCGACTATTAAATAGCCGTGAGAAGTGTAAGGCTTCATCACTCCGTCCTTTTCGTACTTTCTAAAATAAGAATCTGTACCGTCTTTTTTAGTACCAATTTTAAATCTTGGATCCTCTTGCATGTCCTTTTGACCTACCATGAATACCACGGCCGTAGTCTTAGGATCGTACTTTGATGTGATCTCTTCTGCTTTATAAGGATTTTTAACTTGAACTACTTGATTGCCGAATCCGTACTTAGATATAATTGCTTTTTTCTCTTTAAAGTTTAATGGACTCTTTGGAGGGTCTACTTTGTCCGTAGTGGCTATAAAAGTATCAGCTGGTCCGAACTTTGATTCTAACCACTTGAAAGAATCTGCGTGGTGTTTACCGAACGGCTGGAATCTTCCACTATAGATCGCAATAACCGTTTTTATCACATTAAATTCCATTATTTTTGTATTTACAGTTATCGAAATGGTATCTTTTCATATTATTTAATCCCCCCTGCTTATCGCAATAGATGCATTTAATTTTAGTGTGTTTTTTATTTTTTAAGCTTATATTAGATTTTCCCTTTAAAGAATTACTTATTTTTTTAAATATAACATCTTTTTCTTCATTGTTTCTTTTACTCCAAACTTCTTTTGATTGTGTAGATTTTATATCTGCGTAATTTACTTTATCATTATCTGATCTAGATTTCCATCCTTTGACTACTGATGCGCGTCTAGCAATTTTTTCTTCATTAGTTAATTTATTATATGCACTAATTACTCCAAAAGATACATTATCACATATTTTTATTTTCATGTCTATTGGCATAGACTTATTATAATTAACTAGAGTTTTTGATATTTTATCTTTCGTTGCTTCTGATGGATTAATTAGTCCATCTCCGCCATCAGTCATATTAACTAAAGTTCCTAATCCTAAATCTTTTCTACCATAAAGCTTTATAAATTCTTTTTCTTTTTCACAAGCTTGTTCCCATGTAAGATCTTCTAGTAATATTTCAATATCATACTTAATTTTTCGTGTAATATGATGCCAGTATTTATTCCTTTCTTTTTTTATATATGCTCTAGAATATTCCCCAGAATCATCACTACCTATTCCAATATAGAAAGGTTCATTCTTATCTAATCTAATATGTCTATAAACGTATGCCAATATAAAGTTTCTTAATAAATATGACTAAGGGTGCGCTATTTTAGATTTGCCATTAGTCTTATTAATTTCTATATGCGAATCAACGATGTCTCTCATAGAATCAATGTGAGATATGATCATAATGAACTTAAACTGCGTCTTCAAATAGTCGAATAGCATCACCATGGAGTTTAAATTACTAGAATCCAATGCCCCAAAGCCTTCGTCGATGGCCAAGAAATTAGGCTTGGGTAAGGACGATACGTTAATCAATGAAGTTCTAATCGCCAAACTTGCCACAAACTTCTCCATTCCAGACGTTAATTCAAGAGGCCAAAAATCATCTTCTGAGTAGGCAATGTAAGCGTTTATTGACTTGTCTTCAGCTTGTAAAACTATGGAGAAGTCCACAATTTGAGAAAGGATATTATTGATTTCTTCTTCTACTGAAGGTATAATACTGGCAATTAACATGTGAGGTATACCGTCCCTATGAGTGGCTGTCAAGTATTGTTGGTAGTCCTTTGACTTTACTTCTAGTTCCTTTAATTTTGCTATCGCCTTTTCATATTTGATCTTGTTGCTCTCTTCCAGCTTCTTGTTTGTAGATATCTCTACGATCTCCTCGTTCTTGGCGTTTAGCTCTTTGTCTATAGCTTTTAAGTCCTTGTTTAAGTCTTCTATTTCTAAGTTTAACGCTTTGTTTGTTTCTATTGCCTGTAGTTGTTGGTTATGAGCGTCTATCTTGGACTCTATGTTGGACAATAGCAACTTAACGTCGTTCAATTTCTTGTTTAGCTTGTTGTCTTCTGCGTTTAGTTTATTCTTTTGAGCTTCTAAGTCTTGCAAACTCTTGTCGTACTTTTCTTTGGCGTCCTTTATTTCTACAACTATAGAATTATGTTTGATTCTACCTTCTAATGTTTTTATAATGTCCTGTATGTCATTAACGGTCTTTTCTTCCGAATTTATATTGTTCTTCGTTTCTATGGCGTCTTTAACGAATACATTGTCCATACAAAAGCTACAGTTGGGATCGTACTTAAGTTCGGCCAATTTTTCCATTTTCTTTTGGCTATTTTTTAACTGCGCGTTAGCATTGCTTAACTCCAACTTTTGGGACTGTAATGCTTCGGTGTCCATCTTGTAAGATCTTAACTTGTGACTATAGTCTTCTAGATTGATATCTCTGATTACTTTACCAGAAACTGTTTGGGTATTTAGTAGATCTATGTCCCTTTCTATTTTATCTATCGCTGCTATATTGGCCTCGATAAGCTTTTGAAGTTTGGGTATACCGACATTTATGTTAGACTTTTGATATTCTAAATCTTCGATGTCCACTATACTATTGTCTATTGGGATCAACTGAGCTGTTTTGTTTAGGATCGTACGATTAGTAGAGGTTCTTTTGGTCTCTATTGTAAGTTTTTGCTCTTTTGCTTCTTCCAAAGCAATCTCGTATGTCTCTATATCGAACTCTGACTTTCTTAATAACTGGTGATGATCTTCTTTTTGATATTCCCTTAATAAGACAAGAACGTCCCTCATCTCGTTGTTTGCTAACTGATACAATTCTTCGAATACATCAATATCTAAAAATTGAGAAAGTAAATCTTTGCGATCGCTTTGGGACATATCGATAAAACCGGTATTGTTATTTTGAACAGACAATGCGGTCAATACAAAATCTTCGTAATTTCCCATGACTTCTCTAATCTTAGCATTGGTATCGCTGCGATCTTTACCGTTTAAAGATATCTTGTCGTCTGCGTCCATATAATAGAAGTCAACGTTTACTTTAACGTTGCCCATCTTTTGTTTTATACCTCTACGCTCTATAGTATACTCTTTGCCGTGTAATTCAAAAGTTAATTTACAATAGAAATTAGTGGATTGATTGTTCATTACTTGCCCGGCTTTAGCTGTCTTTGAACATTTGTCAAAAATGCAATAAGTGATAGAGTCCAACAATGTAGACTTACCGCTAGCGTTTGGTGCAAATATACCGTAAGTTCCTTCCATGTTTGAGAAGTCGACTAGATTACCTTTTCCGTAAGAAAACATATTATCGAATTGAAACTTCTTAGGAATCCACATAGAATTTCTTGGCACTTCTGACTTAGAAAGTAACTTATTAAGATTTGTATTTATCTCTAATATTCTTTTTGTCTTTTCTATGTCTTGCCCAAAAGTACTGTCTAAAAAATTTGCTAATACTTCGTTTTGATAGGAAATGTCTCTAACGTCTATATTGTGCAATCTTTTTTCTCCATTTTCAGAATTAGTAAAATCGTTTATCTTTTGTACGGAAGTCTCTATGACATTTTTGGTCTGTTTTATTATTGAAACTATGTCCTTAATTGCAGACTGCGCAGTGTTCTTGTGCCTAATTCGCAAATACAAATTATAAGGAAGGTAAGAAGGTATTGGATCGTAAACTCCTGCGTCTACGTAAATAGTATAAAAGGCCGTATCGTTTGGTATTTCTACATAGTTTGCAATCTTACTATCCAATTGCCAAACGTATATGCCTTTACCGATTGTTTCTCCGTGATTCTGTTGAATCAAAGATCCAGGATATCCAATAGTGCTATCTCCGTCCAAAAATTGTCTTGTGTGTATATCTCCTAATAAGGCTATATCGAATCCATCAAAATCAGACACGTTTAGATTCTGGTCTATTAACTGCGCGTTTTCTCTTATTTGCACTCCAGTAACTGGGCCATGAAACAAAGCTATTTTATAGTTGCCTTCTATCTTGTCTGCTTTAACGTATTTGTCTTCCTTATCGAATACTGACCAATGCACAAAGGTCTTGTCAGCGATGTTAAAATAGCATGTGTCTTTAACGTACATTAAGTTTGGTTCGTTCAACGCATTGACTATGGGAGTTAGTGCATCCATTCTGTGCGCGTTGTTTAAATTGGCGTCGTGATTACCTGGGATCATTAAAACTTTGCCGATAGAGCACAAATTGCGCAAGAAAGTTTGTACCATTTCAACCAATTCTGGAGTAACGTCTGTCTTCGAATGAACGATGTCTCCAGTCAATACTATTAGACTATCGTCCGTATAAGTTTGCTTTACGTAGTTGTTTAATGTTTCAAAAACTCTGTTGTATTCCTCGTGTCTTTTGAAGTTTCTAATGTGAATATCGCTTACATGATATATCTTATTAAGCTTTGATAATTCGATTGTACTTTGTATCTTGTGCATATATTATTTTCCTATTTGCAACCTTCTCAAAAGAAGATCTCCAAATGTTAGTGGTTTTGCTTGTTGTAATAATTGTGTCATTTTTTCGAAGCCCAGATCGCTTGGATCTTTGCCTTCCAATTCTATTAAGTATACTTCTTTACCGTGATCAAGTAGTGTCTGTGAGTACGTCAGTGCTTCCTTGAGCGCATCGTTGTCCAACGCTAAATAAACTGTTTTTACTTGAGATTCAACTAGTTTTAGCATTAAGGACTTAGGTATCGACTTGCCAAAAAGTGGTATGGCATTGCGTTTTATAGCTATCGCATCGAAAGCCCCTTCGCATAAAATCACAGGAACTTGCCAATTAATAAAATACTCCATGCCAATAATTTCGGTCTTTGTAACTGCTGGTGCATCGTATTTTAAGAATGGATCCTTTTCGTAAGAGCGCGCAACAAAATAATTTAGTTTTCCACTCTTATCGTAAGAAGGCACAACGATCTTGTTTCTGTACCTTCCAGTTTTACAGTATCCTAGATTGTATTTTAGTACGTCGGAAGCTTGAATTCCTCTCATTTTTAAGTAAGCCACAGCACGGCGATACTCTAGAGATCCGTCGTTTTTTGTAAAAGATTCGAACTCTTTAGGAAGAAAAACGCTCTTGTCCCTATCGTCTTCTAACTTGGTACGATCGCTTTTAAAATAGCTCTTCATCTCTAGAATTCTCTCGTTTTCTACACCAAGTTTTACCAGTAACGAAACAGGAGTCTTGCCTTTTGTTTGCGGGTGACACGTCCAACAATTATATTGGCCGGTTTTTACATTGACAATCAGCTTAGGTTTTTTGTGGTTACAAAATGGACAATGGAATGCGTAATCAAAAGTATGACGATCCTTTTTGCCTTTACCGAGCAAAGATTCCAATAAGCCTAATACGTAATCGTGTGGTTCCATATTAAACTAATATACTAAATAAAGATTAAAGTAAAAATAAAAAACTTACGTGCATAAAATAGTTTTAATCACTTGAAACATATTCTTTAGTTGAATATCATAGAATTGTATATTTAATCTTGTCCTAAGATAATAACCAAAGGGGACACACCAAGGAGGATGAATATAGAAGAAATAAAAATAGATAATATAACAGAAGAAGATCTAGATATTATATATAACTATCTAGACATGCAGTTTCCTTTCATGAATGACGAAGAAAAGGTGATGTGGATAGAAATCATGGCAATATTAGACAAAGAATTTAATCCTTATGAAAATAGTGACGCTTAGTGGTTGCAAACAATGCGCCAAATTGAAATCCGAATTAAGTGAAATAAAATATACTGAAATTAATTGCGATAGCAATCCTGGATTTTGTGATAGTCTTGAAGAGACTACAAATACTTTTAAGTATCCAATGGTGATCACTGAAAAAGATGAACTTAATTATATTGCAGATAGCTACGAGGATCTTAAATTGATTAATACGAGAAAAGGTGAGTACATTCTAAAACCACACACTTCACTTGAACAAATGATAGAGAAGTTAAAATAAATAATATGAAACACAAAGAATTAGTTATCAGAAAATTTGGAGAATTAGTAAATTTAATCGCTGGACAGGAATCCGCTATATCTAGATTAGAGCATCCTGATGTTCTTAAGCAGCAATTAGAAAGAATGAGATTTAAGTTAAACGAAATTGAAATCTTAATCAATAACGAGGAACAACAACAATTTTAACTAAAATAAAGGTTATGAAAAAACTAACAGAAGAACAAATTATTGAAAACTTAAACAAGTTTTACGGATTTATTGAAAAGTACATTACCTCAGATAGAAAGGACGCATTACTTGAATTCTATAAAAATAGAGAAGTTACCTTAGCAAGTAGTCCAGCTTCCACTAAATTAGCGCATCACAACTGTTTTATTGGCGGGTACGTTGAACATGTTAATAGAGTTGTAGAAGCATCATTAGTAATGGATAAAGTATGGGAGCGCTTTGGCCAGAAGAAGGATTATACCATTGAAGAATTAGTATTCTCTGCAATTAATCACGACCTTGGTAAATTGGGCACTAACGAACAGCCTTTCTATATTCCCAACGATTCTCAATGGCATGTAGAAAAGCAAGGCGCACATTTTAAGTACAATACTAATATTGTTCACATGAGAATTGCAGATCGTAGTTTATTTTACCTACAACAAGCAAATATCCCNGTTAGCGAAAATGAATTTCTAAGTATAAAACTGCATGATTCATTATACGAAGAATCAAATAAAGCGTATCTTATCACTTATAGTGAGGATACCGCAGTTAAAACAAATTTGGTTCATATATTACATCAAGCTGATTTTATGGCATCAAAAATAGAAACACAAATTTAATTATGATTATCGGAATTATTTCAATTGTCCTATGGGTAGGAGGCTTATTAGGATACATCATTTGGAACCTCTTACAAAAGAATAGAAAATTAGAAGAGATTGTTATTAATCAATCTTCTTTTGTTAACGACACTATTGTAATGCTGGACGAGTTCAATGCGCTAGTAAACAAAATTGACATGACAATGTGGGTACAATCAGACCCAGAATTGTTACAATTATTTGAAACAATCAAACAAGTCCAAAAGAGAGTTCAAGAATTCACTGGCAGGAAATAAATTATGACAGAAGAAAAAGAGGTAGAATTCTTAGGATTAACTAAGAAAGGGGCTCCAAGAAAAAGAAAACCGAAGACTAAAAATAACTATTTTACTTCCGAGGCAGAAGAAGCTATTTTAAGGTATAGACTTTCGGAAAGCAATGCTGAAAAGAATAGAATATACAATAATGAGATCCATAACGCCTTTTATAAATTGGCCGAGAACATCATTCACACTTTCAAATTCTATCACACAGAAGTGGATAATATAGAGGATCTTAAATACGAGGTCATTTCTTTTTTATTGCAGAAGNTGCATCTATACGATCAGTCCAAGGGTAAAGCGTACTCTTACTTTGGCACAATCGCCAAGAGATATTTGATCATTTACAACGTCAAGAACTACAAAAGAATGGTGTCTAAGATAGAAGTGGAAGAAATAGACAATCAAGACGGTACCCATGAAAGTTTGGTGTTAGACCCAGAGAAAGAGACAATAGATAGACTTAGCGTAATTGAAAAATTTATTAAGCACGTAGACGATAATTTAATGGATCTATTCGAAAAGGAAGAGGAAATTAAGGCCGCTGACGCTATATTGGAGATATTCAAAAAGAGAGAAAATATAGATGTATTCAATAAAAAAGCCCTATTCATTTACGTAAAGGAAATAGCTAACGTACAATCCAACACTATAACAAAGGTGGTAAAGAAGCTAAAAACTATCTATTTGACAATATTGCAAGATCAGATAGAAAATCACGATCAAGATATTTATATCTAAACAAAATCATGGAATTAGAAAAGGAAGTATTTCCGGGTAAGAAGATATCTGACCTTGTTCAGGAGGTTTATAACAGACAAAACAATCAGGATTCTGCCATAAAGACTAAAATAGAAGAGCTCTCTGATATGATAGAAGGTCCTGGAGACGCTATAGTTTTAATGCCCCAAATCAAAGGTCTTATAGACTCTAGTTTAAAGAACGACGAAGTTTTGGTTAAATTATTGGGTCTATTCCAAAAGGCCGCTCAAGCCACGTCAAAAGAGGGAGAAGTCATGGACGGATTACTTTCTGAAAAAGACATCGAGCAATTAATGAAGGAAGTTACGACCATAAGCACCAACACAAAACAAATAACCGATAAGTAATGGCATGGAATAATCCACAAAACGTTAAGGTTAACGATGGTGGGCCTGAGATAGTTATCGGTCGTGTAAAAGATATTGTTTTGGGGCCATTTAAGAGCGGTGATCCCAATATAAAAGACGAGAATTTTAATACGTACGACGATATTGGAAAGATATCTTTCGAATTCATGTATAGCCCAAATAACATATCGATGGGCTCAGTTTCCAAAGAAGCGTATCCTATTTTTAGCGCCATTAAACAGTTGCCAGTAATAGGCGAAATAGTATTTATAACTAGAGGACCTTTCCACGGACTCAATGATAATTACAACAGTCAAAGATTATTCTATTTTCCTCCGTTTCAAGTGTGGAATTCTGTAAATCACAATGCCTTTCCAAATATGGAAGAATGGGCCAATTTTACGTCCCAATACAGGAAAAAGCCGGGCTATCAAGGTCAATCACAAACACAGAACGTAGAACTTCCTAAAGGTTATTCTTTTGCTGAAAAGGACATTAAGTCATTGACTCCATTTGAGGGAGATACTATAATAGAATCTAGGTTTGGTCAATCGATAAGGTTTGGATCTACCACTTCTGTAATGAGGAAATTCAATCATTGGTCTACGGCAGGAAATAATGGAGATCCTATCATGATCATAAGAAACGGCCAAGGTAAAGTTTCTAATCCTATAGATAAATTTGCTACTACAGTAGAAGACATCAACAGCGATTCTACTTCTATATATTTAACGGCGGGACAAAGCATAGTATTGAACTCTATTATAGAATATCCTTTGAATTCTTTCAACAACGTAGACATACAAGTTCAAGAACAAAATGTTATCGCTTCTTACTATCAACCACCGATTTCTAACGATTCTCAAGACGCTGCTAGTCAGGATTCTTTAGTTTTAAATAGCTTACAATAATGTATACACCGCAGTTTCCATATACCGGGAATCAAGCCATTATAACTTCCGATAGAGTTACTCTATTGGCGGACAAAGACTCTGTGTTCATATTTGGAAGACGGGCTGTCAGTTTGTCGAGCATTAATACAGTTAACATAGACGCAAAATCGAGAGTGACCATAAGCTCCCCAATCATAAGTTTGGGAGAAAAAGACGCTGACACTAAAGGAGAGCCAGTTTTACTAGGAGATACTCTAGTTAACGAGCTGTTGCTATTAATAGACGGTTTGACCACATTTTTTGATCAGGCAAAGGACGTACAGTACTCTATTCCATCGACTTTAAGAACTAATATAAGTGCTCCTGCCAACGCTTTGGCGCTTAAATTACCCCAAATAAGAAATGCTATTCAGAATTCTACTAGATCTCAAGTTGTGTTTTTACAAAAAAATAACTTAGGATAATGTCAATAAAAACTATATTTGAAAGGGCAATTAAAACTTCCAACGAAAAAATGGACGAGTTTAAAAAGAATATAGATCAGGTATTCAATGGAACTCAAGTGTTGTCCCCTGGAGAATATAAAACTGCAGGAATTAGAGATAGAATAGCGGACATAGGAATATTAGGAGTTTTGGGCACAGTGTCTTCTTTGGATCTTTGCTCCTTGTTGTCTTATCAAGTTAATCTACTAAGAAATATCCAGGGCTATAAGTTTGATCCCAATACTCCACCTATTTCAACCAGCCCTCAAATAGTAAAGAAAGCATGGACCCTTCAATATCAATCTTACGTTATACAATCTACGATAGACGAATTTATTAAGTCGGAAAATAGGGACATTCCAGCAAAAGATTTACAAAATCCTCAGGGTATTATAGTAGATCTTGTAAGCCAACTAAATTTTTATTTTGATACTAAAAATCAAGGCTCTATAGCCGATAAAGAACTATTGGGAGCTTTTCCTATGCTGCTAATAAGTAATTTATATTTGAATCAAGCTAAAGTATTTTTCTCCAAATTAGGACAAAATTTAAGCAGTATAAAACAATCCGATGTTCAAAAGGTAATGTTTTTTATTAATAACACTAGAACTCATTGCATAAAAATACAGTCTATAAACGTTTATGCTAGCTATAATTACGCTACCGGACCTGCTCTACAAGCAATAGATAACGCTGCCAATTCAATAATACAAAAGCAACTAAGTCAATTAAACTCTATCATAGGTAAAGATTTATCTAAGTTAGTTCCCATGTTACAGACTATAAGAATACAGGTATCGGCGATAACAAAATTCTGTCAAGCTATACTTTCCACTATTAGAGCCGCTCAAAGTTACGTTAACATAGCTGTGACGCTGGTAAAAACTCTTACCGTAGTTACGGAATTTTTAAAGAGTTTGCCAATACCTAACCAATTTACTGTAGTGGGTATCAACGTAAGATTTAGCGACAGTCTAGCAAAAATAGAGTCGTTTATAGACACGATAATACAAGACCTTAACGCTATATCCGGGCTATTGAATTTATTGCGCTCTATAGTTTCAGACATATACAATGACGTACAGACCATAATAAACGATATATCGCAAATCATAGTAAACTTAGAAGCTTGTAATAATGCCCCAAATGGATTAGTAGACGATCTAAAGTCAACACTAAGTACGTTAAAGGATACCTCGGATCAATTAAATGCCTTTGTTCAAAACAATCAAAATAAGACCACACAGATCAATAATACCTACGGAGGATACAGTATTCAAATAATAAAAGAGGAATTGGTTCAAGGATCTAATAATATACCAAGAAGGTACGGTATAGCTTTGGACTCAGACGGAGTGCAAATAGTAAAAACTACACCTACCTTTGCTTCCAACGATGCTATTATAATAGAAGAAGTAAAATTGCTTTTGGAATCCAAAAAGCTAATAAAAATACCAGTAAGCGCTTTATCGCAAGACCAACAATCTAGCATAAACGAGGCTTTATCTTACGTAGAAGACAATGCTGTTACTCCAGATGTATATGTAAATATTGACGATGGATTGGATTCCCCAGACAACGAAGACGAAAATAGTGGTATTGGATTAAACGCATTTATGAATAAGCAAAAAGGCGGTAAAGCGTTAAGATCTAGAATGAGATCAAATATGGCAAAGGCCACAGCTCAGCTTCAAAAAAATCTTAATACAGCAAATCAAGGATAATTTTAAACAAATTGATATTTATACAATATGGCAACAAAAAAAATAAGCGCTTTAGCTAAATTAAGAATCCTCATTAGAGAGGAAGTTAAGAATGCAATTAGAGAAGAGATGCCCGTTTTGATCATGGAAGCTCTTGCTAAGCAGAATAGACTATTGGAATCAACTAAGAAAAAGGGTCTAACTCCAATACAAGAGGTTGCAAAATCTACAGTAAAGAAGCCGATTATACCGGGAACTTTAAACACTAGACCGTATAACCCAGCCCAACAATTTCAACAATCACAGAAACCTTTTGTGGGTAAAGACCCAATGAGTCAAATACTAAACGAAACTGCTTCTGGAATGTTACAAGAAGACGCAATTGCGTTCGGATCCCCAGATGTTGATATGGACGGAATGAGTTTTTTACAAAATGTAGACGCTCCAGTAGGAGACGTTAACGATATGTTGGCTACCTCAAGACCTAGTTCTGCTGTTGAAATGGTACAAGTAAACGCGGTACCTGACTTTACAGATTTAATGAAAAAAATGATAGCAAAAGGAGTAATGTAATATGGCCTACGGATTGGTAAAAATACCGGCTTTAGATTTTAGACCTTCGACTTCCCTTGGAGTCAAGATACCTTTTGCTGCAAATAATGTATTCACTCCGGTTTATACTTCTCAAGAGCAGACCAAATATAACTTAATTAACTTTTTGTTGACAGACGTAAACGAAAGACCTTTTAACTTAAATTTTGGAGCTGGATTGAGAAGAATGCTTTTTGACCCAATTACTAATTATAGTTTGGAAGAATTAAAATTGACTTTGACCAATAAATTAGAGGCGTATTTTAAAAACATAACAATTACTGAACTATCTTTAACATCGGAACCAGATACTCAATCTGTAACGGTAACTGTTAGTTACAGATTAAATAATAACAATCAGCAGGACACTGCGGTGATAAACATACAAAACGCTTAAGATGCCCAATCAGATAGACGTTACATATTTAAACAAGAATTTTACCTCTTTCAAATCGGATTTGATTGAGTACGCTAAATCGTATTATCCAACAGTTTATAACGACTTTAGTCAAGCTTCTCCTGGTACCATGTTCATTGAAATGGCATCCTACGTTGGAGACGTAATGTCTTTCTATTTAGACAATCAAATACAAGAAACGTTTTTACAATACGCAAAGCAGCCTAATAATCTGTATACTCTGGCTTATATGCTTGGTTACAGACCAAAGGTTACTTCTGCGGCCATAGTAAATTTGGACGTTTATCAGCAAGTTCCAGCAAAAACAGTGGGCGGCCAACCAACTCCTGACTTTAGTTACGGATTGACCATTCAACCAGGAATGCAAATTCAGTCCAATATTAATAATAGTTCTTATTACTACGTTGGAAACGTTGTGGATTTTACAGTATCCTCTTCTAATAATCCGACCGCTGTGTCTGTTTATCAAATGAACGGAGGTTCTGTACCCACATCTTATTTGTTAAAAAAATCAACTAGCGCTATATCTGGACAAGTAAAGAACAAAAGCTTTTCTTTTGGATCCTCTCAAAGATTTGCGAATGTTACGATTAACGATTCCAGTATTATACAGATAGTAAGCGCGATTGATTCCAATGGAAACAATTGGTACGAAGTTCCTTACTTGGCTCAAGATTATATACTAACTCCAGTGGCTAATACGGCGGCGAATTACCCTGCTTTGAATCAATATCAAAATCAAGTTCCTTACATAATTCAAAAGCAACAAGTTCCAAGAAGATTCGTATCTAGATTTACTAGCAATAATACATTACAAATAGAGTTCGGACCGGGTATCAATTCAACAGCAGATAGCGCTATTTTACCTAATCCTAACAACGTTAGCGTAGGTTTTACTGGAGCTGGATTGAGTTATTTGTCTAGCTCGTGGGATCCAACTAATTTTGTAACTACGCAAACATACGGTCTTGCGCCCAGCAATACCACTATCACATTTAACTATTTGGCCGGAGGAGGAGCATCTTCAAACGCGTCAATAGGAGAATTAACAAAGGTAGTGTCTGTTCAGTATACAAGTCAAAATGGTAATGCGTCAACGTTAGTAACTAATAATGTAAGTTCTTCTATTGGTGGAGGAGATGGAGATACCGTAGAGCAACTAAGAATGAATACTTTGGCAGAGTTTCCTACTCAATTAAGAGCGGTAACTCAACAAGACTATTTAGCAAGAGTATTGTGCATGCCTTCAATGTATGGTAAAGTTTCTAAGGCCTATGTGACCAAAAACGATCAAACTTTTTCAAGCTATACTAACGGTATACCTTCTCAACAAAATCCATTGTTAATAACCATGTATGTTTTGGGATTGGACACCAATGGAAATTTAGCAGTACCAACCCCAGCGTTATTACAAAATATACAGACTTACATTCAAGATTATAGAATGTTGACAGACGCTGTTAAAATACAGCAGGCTTACATAGTTAATATAGGCGTTAGCTTTGATGTAGTAATATTACCTAACTATAACGGTCAGGACGTAATATCAAGATGCATTACTGCGATTCAAAATTTCTTCGATATAGATAATTGGCAAATCAATCAACCTATTATACTAACTAATTTATACTCTGTATTAGATCAAATTCAAGGCGTTCAAACAGTTAAAAATATTACAATAAATAATTTAGTAGATTCAACTGGAGCTACTTATTCTCAATACGCCTACGATATAGCTGGAGCGACTGTTAATAATGTAATATATCCGTCTTTGGATCCATGCATATTTGAAGTATTGTATCCAAATACTGATATTCAAGGTAGAGTAGTAACATTTTAATAATTAAACAATGGCAGTATATAAAATATTCGCAAGTTCAGACGCAACAGTATATTCTTCTGACGTAAGTAAAAATACAGGTCTTGATGAAATATTGGAGGTCGTTGTTAAAAATAATAATGCCAGCACAAATGGTCTTTATTTAACTAGCTACGTTGAAGATATTAGAAGATCCTTAATTCAATTTTCTAATACAGATTTATCTACAGTAAAATCGCTTTCTACAGGATCTTCTTTTCAAGCGAATCTTAGATTGTTTTTATCTAGCGCAGAGAATTTATCCACTACGTACTCTCTAGAATTCAGACAAATTAGTCAATCTTGGGATATGGGTACGGGTAAATTTATAGACTACCCAGAAACTAGAAATGGTGTTTGCTGGAATTCTCCTAACGCTTACGTAACTCAATCAAGCACTACTTGGTCAAGCATTAGCTCTAGCTATTATACTATTGCAGGAGGTGGATCTTGGACCGGACTTTACGTTACTCAAAGCTTTGGCTACGCAGATAACAAGGACGTTAACGCGAATGTTAGTCCGATAGTTTCTTCTTGGTTTTCGGGATCTTTTCCTAACTATGGAATATTAGTTAAATTCCCCACTCCAATAGAAAATAACTCTGGATCTTACATACAGACAAAATTTTTTAGCACTGACACTCATACAATATATCCTCCTACATTAGAGATAAAATGGGACGATAGCGTATATGCGACCGGATCTTTAGTTTCAAATAGCGATTTTGTGGTTAATTTTGCTAATAATCAAAACGAATTTAAGTACGGAACACAAAAGTATAGAGTTAGATTGGCCACTAGGTCTACTTTCCCTACAAGACAATTCGCGACTTCTTCTGTGTATCTAAACACTTTATTGTTACCTTCTAGTTCTTATTGGGCAATACAGGATTATAAAACAGAAGAAATGGTCGTAGACTTCGATACAAACTATACTAAAATAAGTTCAGACGGTACTTACAACTACTTTAACTTGTACATGAATGGATTGGAGCCAGAAAGATTCTACAAACTATTAGTACAAACTGTATTGCCTTCAACGAACGAAACGATAAATATAGACAGTAACTTGATTTTTAAAATTGTTAGGTAATGACAGAAACAGTAAATTTAGTAAAACAAGTATACGGTGTAAATACCTACAACAAGGTAATAGACACAAGTTTTTCGGAGCTCATAGCCGCTACGCCTGTTGTATCGAGTTCGACCATAACAATTCCTCAATTCTTCGAGTATTACGATCAATTGTTTTACGATATACCAGTAAGTGGATCTATTAACTCTCATCAAGAATTGGTTCAAAGAAGTACTCAGTACATAGGTGGATCCACAGTTAGCGCACAGGAACAGGCTCTAATAGACGAAATTAATACTTTAAGACAACAATTAGTTGATCTTAGTCAAACTTATTTAAACGTAAGTAATATAACCGCATAATGGAATTAGTAAACGTAATATACACCGGACAAGGAGTAGAAGCTCAGCAGTACAATAACTCTGATTTGACTCTTATTACCAATAACTACATTAATACTAGTTTCCTTAGTAATAGTAACGATTATATAGAGGCTTTTGTATACGATGATAACAGCAATTTGTTAAATAGCGATTACAATTACACTGCGTATACACTCCCTTCTCAAGCAAATACCAGCAATGGATCTTATGGAAATGTTATATTGGACCCTCAGTCTTACGTAACTGGATTGGGATTCGATAGAGGTTCAACCAACGTACAATACAATTTTTTAAGGAATTTATTTAACTCTTCTTACGGTAATTTTTATTGGATAAAACAAATATCTCCGTCAAGAAAAGAATTGATACTATCCTCTCAGACTATAAGCGATAGTTCTGTATTAGCGGGCTTTAACGACTATCAAACTTACGCGGCAAACAAGAATTATTTTGCGGATTTCTATCTTAATTTTGGAGNTAATCAACTTATAATTGCAGTCAATGTTGCTTATTCTACGGATTCCAATGGAGCCAACCTATTAATAAAATTATACGAACCTCTTCCTGTGGATTTTGATGTTAAATCTACCCTGTGGATCGTAGATCAAGTTGCTCAATCCGTTAGTTATAACGTAAATATACAAATAGAAGCGGAAGCATTAACCAATAATAATGCTTTAAGAGGCCCGAATTTTAAGATAGACGTTAATCAAAAAGTTGGATTAACTACGCAATATTACAACTACAGTAATTTAATCGCAAGTCCTGTAACTTCGTCGTTTAATAAATTAAACAGTTACTATCAGGATAAGTCGATAAACATTAACGTAGACTATACTAATTTTTCTAATTTCGTTCACTTTTCGAGCGCAACAGAAAGATTAAACAATTTTACTTACAAGCTTGGATTGATTGAATCTTACAATGCGCAAATAAATTCTCAGAAATCAGTGGTTGGAGGTAACCTAGCTGCGTCTTCTTCAATAGGATTTTTGAGTCAATCTATAAGTAACATAATAACAAATTTTGATACTTACGAGTACTATTTATATTATACTTCGGCTTCATTTGCTTGGCCCAAAACAAATAATAAACAGCCTTACAATCAAGCTTCAATTACTTCGAGCATTGGATTAAATTGGTTAGGAAGCGCTACCACTTTACCTTCAGCGAGTAATGTATCTATGCTGTATTCTGCGTCTTATTACGATTTGACCAATAAGGATATGTTGATTAATACTATTCCTCAATACCTATTGGACGATCCAAATAACGCGCCTTACGAGACCTTCGTATATATGATTGGTCAACATTTTGATAACGTTTGGATCTACTACAAAGACGTAACAAATAGATACAATAACACAAATAATCCTAATACTGGCGTGTCTCTGGACTTAGTTGGAGACGCTTTAAAGGGGCTGGGTATTTCGTTATACACTAACTCCAATCTTTCGGACAATCTTTATTACTCTTTATTCGGTATCAACGCAGATGGAAGTTTATTNCCTCCAACTGGGTCTGAAAGGATAACTAACTACGTGACATCTAGTATAGCGACTTTACCTGCGCAAACTATTCAGAGCGAAGTTTACAAGAGAATCTATCATAACTTACCTTACTTATTAAAGACAAAAGGTACTCATCGAGGAATAAAAGCTTTGATCTCTTGTTTCGGTATTCCTGAGAGCATTTTAACTGTTAACGAATTTGGTGGATACGATAGAGGTATTCAAGACGGAGTTTTTGAAGTCAACAATCAAAAGGCTTATGCTGTAACTAGTAGCTTATCTATATCGTCTTCTGTGTTATCACCTTATGCTACTTTACAATACAACCAAACTAATAGAAGGACCGACGTACCTAAGATAGAAGTTGGATTTTCTCCTTCTGATACAATCAATGCTTACATTACCGGGTCTTTGGGATACTTTAATATAGATCAATTGATAGGCAACCCAACGGATTTATACTCAGCGTCTTATCAAAGCTTGGACAACGTAAAGAAAACNGTATTCTCTAACGCAACGTATCAACACAGCGTTTGGGANTACTTGAGGATGATCAAATTCTACAATAATAGTTTGTTTAANATGATCAAAGACTTTGTGCCTGCAAGAGCNGATGTGTCTACAGGGATCATTGTAAAGCCNCANATATTAGAAAGAAGCAAGTACGCTAGACATCAACCTATAGTCATTAACAATAGCGGATTAGTGTCTGAAATAAGTGGAAGTAAAATTACTGGTTCTAATGCTATGAATTTGAATCTTTCTACGGCGTACGTTAAAACTGAATATACTTCAAAAGGTTTAATTCAGGTACCAAAAACGGTAGGATTCGAAAAATTTACCGGTGAGTTTAGCGGATCAAGATTTACAGGGACTAATAGAACAAAGAACCAAACAGAGAGATCTTATCAGCCTTTTCAATTTAACAGTGTATCTGGAAGTTACGTACCTACTCAGAGTATTAATTTAGGAGCTTTGTACCAAAACGTTACNGGGTCAGTTAAGTCCAAACTGTTCTACAAATTGGACTTCAGCGGCGTATCTAAAAATACCGCAACTAATTATGGATTAATAACTCAGTCTATAGCGTTCGGTCCAAGTTATCAAAACAATCCAAACGGTCAATACGCAAGCATCCAAGATTATAATTATAATTTAAGAAGAAGTATTATACCTCGATACAGTGGATCTTATTCTAGGGCGGCTGCTTACAACGTATACACTACTCAAAGCGTGACTTACGGTGGAGACATAAGTTACGGTAACGATCCAATGATCAATTACTATACAAATAAATTGGCTCTATTTACTCAAGTAGAAACGAGTTCTTACATACCAGGTCTAGTTAACGCAGCATTGGCTTATTTAGTGGACGTGTCTGGTGGATTGCAAGAATTGAACCAGAACAATACACATTGGACTGATATACAAAATATTTTTACCGCAGGAAACACTCTAACTGTAAAGCAATTTGATAATAGAAAATACGGAAATCAAAAAAGTACAGATGGAATTAAGAGTGTTTACAGTAGCGGATATTCTTATTCTCCTCAATTGTACTTTTTGTCAGGTGCAGATACAGCTTTATTTTTTAACAACACGGGCAATGCTTTAGTTACGGGATTCGTTGCGCAAAACGATACTTCTGGCAATCCGTATATTAACGGAATTCCTACTGGAATTTCTAGCCCATCATTTCCTGTAACCATTAATCCGGGTGGATCTAGTACAAGAAGCGGTAGTGTATACAATATATTTACGGTTTCTAATCCTTCTACTGGTTATACGTCAGGTGTTGCCAATCAATTTCCTACCTACTCTGCAGTAGCAGCGGCCCAAAATACGTTCTCGACTCAATTTACTTTAAATTTACAATTTCAAGACCCTTTAACTAAGTCAGTTAAAAGCACTGATCAAGGATCTTTCTTATATCAAGTAGTTGGGCCAAATGGTTTGGTATTACCTGGTAGTAGTGCCCAAATAATGGACTTTACGTCTAGTTATACCACAGCGACATCATTTAATAATAGACTAACAGCAAGTAGTGTTTTACCGGCTACGGCCACTAATTTTACTAAAGTCGGAGCAGATACTACATTCTATGCGCCCATTGATTTGTATGATGGTACCACTACTCAGTATCTTACTGGAGCCGGAAGATACATCACTTTTGCCTATTATTCTTGGTACGTACCTGGATTTGGTAGTCAATTTGGAGGTTTGGCTTCTTACGTAGATGTGAATTTTTCTAGTTATATTAGTGCATATAGCGGAGCTCCTGTGCCAGGATACACTACAATTATCACCAATCCTATACCAGCGTCCACAAATCCTGCGACATCAGTTTATAGTAAAACGTTTACCATAAATTATACTACGCCTGCGGCATCTCTAGCTAAGAATGACAAAGTATCATTTCAATTGGTGCAAAGAAGCATGTCTACGTCTAATTATACAGCGAGTCTTACCGGCATAAGCTCTCTTGCTTTGGGATCGGTTTCTATAGGAGCTGGTGGATATCCTTACGCTACATCTAGTGTTGATAATGGTAATTTTATATACTCTGCAGCAAACGGTTACATATCGGCTTCTAGTTCTGCTACAGGATCTATCGTACTAAGCTCTAATTTATCTGGTTACATAGGATATCAATTTGTTCCTTATTTTACATCTGGATCATCTATATATTCAAGTAGCTTATATGCCTTTTCAAGTACTACAGCGTCCTATGGAGATACTACTTACGTGTTTCAACCATCTTTGGGAGATAAAATTGTAATCTCAGATATTTCAGGATTGACTCAAGTTTTAGATGTAATAGGATACAACATAGATGGAAATAATAGAGCCAACATATCAGTTTTACCTACAATATTAAGTAACTGGGTAAAGACTCCGACTAACATATATCAATTCTTGCTAGTAAAAAAATATAAGGACGAGCAGAGTTTACAGTTAACTTTTCCTAAGAGACAGGGTCAAACTTCGTATGGATTTTTAATCCCCCAGAATATAAACCCGACCGTACTGGCCAATATCAATACTATCCAATCTCAGGTTCAGGCGCAATTATTGTCTACACAAGCAAATTCAAATTAATAAAGATTTCTAATATCACTATATTTATAAAGAGAAAAATACACTAAAAACATGGCATATTTAAGTAACACATCGGTTGTTATAGACGCTATCCTTACAAAAAAAGGTAGAGAGTTATTAGCAAGAAACGACGGTTCGTTCCAAATCACTCAGTTTTCATTATCAGACGACGAGGTAGACTACACATTATATAATCCAAATCACCCTTCGGGTTCGGCTTTCTACGGAGAGGCTATCACAAATATGCCAATTATACAAGCGTTTCCTACCGATAACGAGATTATGAAGTACAGATTGGTTACTTTGCCTAGAGGTACATCTCAATTGCCGGTTGTTAACATTGGATACAGTACGATCACATTACCACAAGGAGGCTCTATTTCTATCACTCCTCAAACATTAAACTACTTAGGAGCTACTTCTACTTACGAGACAGACGGTTACACGTTTACTATTGGAGACGTTAGAACTACTAGTACTTTCACTGGAGTTGGTATTAATACTCCTGCGGCGGCTGCTTCAAACAGCACTCAAACTTTGGGTACTAACGTTAGTTTGACTGTAATTGGAACTACTTTAAACATAACAGCTACAACTGTAAACACATTATTCGGATCAAACGCCACATTATATACTTTATTAACTGTAGTTGGTAGAGACTCTGGAGCAAGAATCACAGTTCCTGTACAAATCAATAAAGTAACTAAATAAAAAATAACTTATGTCATATACATCGCTAGCGCCTACCGATTTTGTAGTATCTTCTGAAGCCATTACGGCGCCTGCTTGGAGTACTAACGCTCCTGTCCTTAGCGCTTTTTATACTGGATCTCAAACAGTATCTACCGCTATTACTTCTGATGCATTTTATCTAAACGTGTATCAAACTGGATCTTCTTCCACTGGGGCAGCGGTTCAATTCTCTATAGCATACGGTCACGCCTATGGATCAGGCTCTCAATACTATAATCCATTGGTGCCTGGGGTTTCTCCTTCGTATACTACGTACAAACAATACAAGAATTTAGTTTACGGAGCTTTTGTTACAGGTTCTCAAGGATTTAACTTCGGCGGTAGCTCTACTAACGCAAGATATATCTACGCGATAAACATAGACAGAAATAGATACAAAGAGAGTTTATTACCTGGATCTTTTAACCTAACTTTATCAGGATCAGGCGGTCAAATTCAACTTACCGATAATAGTAATAATTCTAGCGTTATTAATTATCTAGATTGTGGAAGAGTGTTTAACATTGTATCCGGATCTAATGGCTACGCTGCTGCTGTAACTCCTACAGGCGCGACTCAAGCAGGTTATACTGCTTTAGGATCTTATGGATTATTTTTACCCGACATCGGCGCAATTATTTTAAATCCTGGTGCTTTGGCTTTGTCTCCATCTTACGGCGGTATCTCTTTATCTGTGGACGAGTCAATTAACCCATCTACTCCGTACTCTTCTGTTAGCAATACGAATTTGTTTAACGCAATAGTTGGAGGAAATAGTTTTCAATTAAGCTCTTACGAAACAATATCTTCTGATTACGTATTTGTAAGAATCGCTAACGCCCAGTACAATTATAGTTCTAATCCTACGTTTACTTCTGGATCTAACGGAGGTTTGGTATATCCAATCTTGGTTAACAGTCCTCAAACGTATATCACAACTGTAGGATTATATAATAATAATAACGATCTTTTGGCAGTAGCTAAGATGTCAGTGCCTTTAGTAAAAGATTTCACCAAAGAAGCATTAGTAAGAGTTAAATTAGACTGGTAATAATTAAAAATGAGTAGAGCATCAAATACGATTAATTCATCTGACCGTTCTACCACTCCAATCAGATTACGCTATACGTCTTCTTATACTCAATGTACGATAGGAAATTATGGCATAACGGTTTTGAGTGGTACAAATGGGCCAATCGGTACTACCGGTTCGGTGCCTCAAAATGTATTGAATTACTACTCAGCGAAACAACTATTCTACTCTAATTTTACTACCGGATCCTTCTTATCGACCAGTTCTAGCTTCGATAATTCTTTGCAATCTACAGCAGCATCAGGAACATTTGATGCGGACGTTAGATACTTTCCCACAGAGTCTAACGCTCAGATCTTAATGTTGTCGATTCCTAGAAATGTTTTTGGAGATAATTTAGGGCGTAATACTTTTGTAATTTCCTCTTCAGCTTATTTTATATCCGATGACGGTAACGGTAATTTATTAGATTATGCGATTAGTCCTGCTATTCACGTAGGAAATTTATTATACAATCAGGGTATAGGAATTATAACTAATCAGAATTATACTAATATACTTCCATACGCGCCTACTGCCGTACCTGATTCTAGCGCATTCTCGTCTTCTTTTAGCCCTAAGACAATTAATATAATAGCAAATGATATATCTGGGCCTGGTACATTAGTTCCTAGCTCTATAGTTTTATCTGGAGGAAATACTTCGCTATTTACAAATAATTTAGACGGTACAATAACTTTAAATACAACTAATCCTGGAACATATATAACTTACTATACAGTCCAAAGTAATATAGGAGGTTGTTATTTGACAAGCAATGTAGCTGCAGTAACTGTAAAAGTATTAGCTCAGTGTGGATTTTATGCTGTGTTGTCTTCCACTCCTGCACCAACTCCAGCTCCAACAACTGCACCAACTACGGCGCCTACAACTGCACCAACTCCTAGTCCAACTACTGCGCCTACAACAGCACCAACAACCGCACCAACAACAGCTCCAACTACGGCTCCAACTACCGCACCTACTCCTGCGCCTACAACTGCACCAACTACTGCTCCAACTACTGCACCTACGCCTGCACCAACTACACCAGCTCCAACTACGGCTCCAACTACTGCACCAACAACAGCTCCAACTACGGCTCCAACTACTGCACCAACTACTGCACCTACACCGGCGCCTACAACTGCACCAACAACAGCACCAACT